ATGGGCTGGGGTTGTTTGTTGTTTACACAAATGCTGAGGCTGAACGAAACGCAATAGCGAAGGCTGCTGATCTTGGTATTGGGATAGATCCTCAGAAGCCAGACCAGTGGGAACCTTTAGGGCTGCGGGCTGACCCCACCCCATACGAGATCCCCGGTGTCAACACCAACAAATACAGGTTGACTACATCTCGGAAGACCAGCCGCATGGGGGCGATGAACAATATGTTCGACTCCCTGTTCGGGGGTCTTCACTATGGGGCTAGCGGGGAGGTAGTGAACCCAGAGTTGATGACTGCTTTCAATCAAAGCAATGCTGGCATGAGACCTACCATGCAGAGTATTGAGTCACCGTTCCCTGAAGCAAACTATTACAACCCTCAGTTCCAGAATGGGGATGGCTTGGGTATGGCCCATCCGGTTGGGGAAGACTGGGCCGATTATGCAGGGAGGTTGGATGTAGGGAAACGACTGCTCTATATCTTGGGAGAGCAGGAAACAGATTCACCCAGTTCCGGTGAGTCCTACGATCTCCATACAGACCGTCTGGCAAAGTGGCTTGATGCCAAGGAGAAGGGGGAAGACCCTGACCCACACAATCACGCAATGGGTAAGTACCAGATCCTACCGTCCACATGGCAGGGGTTGTTAGCAAACTCCGGTATGGGGATTGGGGGGAACCCCAGCGTTGATGTTACGAATCCTCACGATCAGGATCGGCTCGCTCAATGGGAAATAAATAGGCTATTGGATAGGCATCAGGGTGATATCGGTCGTGTCGCTGCCGAATGGTATACGGGCCACGGGACTGCACATAAGAACTGGTTAGCAGGTACGGATGTGTCATTCAAAGAGCCTGATCCCAGCATGATGGAATACGCACGGGATGTAGTCAGGGCATACCATTACTATTCAATAACTGGCGAGTTCCGATCGCCTGAAATGCTATATGAAGGACAGCATACCTTGGTTCCTTACGATTCAGAGGGTAACGCGATCTTGTATGAGGACGACCCTCGCGCACTCAACCGAAGAGATCCGTCTCGGGGCTGGGAATACTAATGAGTGACTGGCCCGAAGGACAGACAGTCACTATCGATGGCGTGGAGTATGGCCCTGATGACATAGTGCCCGGTACCGACAAGACCTTTAACGATCCTTGGTGGAGCATTGTAGGGCCGGGGGGTATGACCAACTGGGAGGTGTTCGGGCCGGGTGGGGCGGGGGGGTATTGGACGGGTGATCAGGGCGGTTCTGATCTGGAAACTGGTTCAGGTGGTGGTTCTAGCAGGAGAACGACTAACCGAACCGGAGGCATGGGTGACGAAGACGACGAGGATCCCGCGCCGCTAGAGGGCTGGTTCGATGAGTTCGCACAGCATTTCCCCGGTTACGCAAAACTTTTAGAGGCGTTCCCTTCGCTGATGGACACTGTTGGAGCGTGGTGGGAAGACGAAAAGGATTCCGATTACAACCAGCAATACAACAGTTTGTTAGGAGCGATCAAAGGATCTACTTGGTATGAGGATCACGAAGAACCGATGCGTGATTCGTTCGTTCTTCAGTTCACTGACCCTGCACAGTGGGCAGCGAACCTCGAAACAAACCTATTCGATATAAAATCTTTTGCCAAAGAAGAGGGTTTGTACGATTACTTCAATAGCCGAAGCGGTTATTGGGACGGAATGGCCGAACAGGCTGAACGCAATGCTTGGAGCGAAGAGCAGATCCGCACGCGCCTAGTCCAAGACGGTCTGGCTTCTCCGACTGCCCCTGTGAGGGGACAGATCAAACGGAACATGGACAAGATCAAATCATATGCGAACAGCATGATGGTCAATATGAGCGACACCGATGCCAGAAAGTTCGCCTCCTACATGGAAGCAACCGGTGGGTTCTATCACATGGTCCCGACTGACCCCGATGGCCCTCCGGGGCCGGGGACAAGGCGAGAGTTCCAAGGTGCGATGTCATGGGCTGGTGTCCAAGACCACATACATGGACTAGCCAAGAACAAGTGGGGTTTCATCGACGTTGACGACCTTGCTGAACGTGGTTTAACAATCGCTGATACTCTTAGCGAGGTTAAAAATACGATCGCCACCACCCTCCAACTGAATTCTGAGAATATCAATCTCATGGGCATCGGAGCAGACGATCTGATCTTCGGTGAAAAGACAGACAGTGGTGATGGCCGACGGTTCATGGACATACAGGAAGCCGAGAACTGGGCGAAGAGGCAGTCTCGTTATGAGATGACTGACGGCTTCCGGGGTGACATCCGTGACCTTGCAGGTTCAATCGCCCAAGCGTGGGGGACACGGTAATGGCTACTGACAACGAGTTCTTCGACTTCTTGGCATCAGCCGACGACGAGGTAAAGGGTTTCTTTGAGCATCTTGCGATGCTGCAAGATACCGGGGGTATCGAAGCGGTAATCGAATTTGCGTTGGACCCCTTGGAGACCGGTGAGACTACTGCGGGGATCATCTCAGAGGGCGCTGCCGAGGCACTGCGGGCACAGGACATCCCCAATATCAACGATGCAGATACGTTTTATTGGCAGTTAGGTGAGACTGAGGTCGCTGGAGGGGTGCTTGGGGCAGGGCCAGAGGGCGGCAATCAGATAATGGCGCACACCAGCGACGGTGACGACGGTATCGTTGTCGTTCCCCCCGGCGATGGGGGTGGTCAGGGCGACGACGGCGGCGGTCAGGGTGGCGGCGACGATAGTGGCAGCGGGGAAGGTGGCGATGGCGATACGGGGCCGGACATTGGATTTGGTGGGCAAGGTCCGGGTGGTGGCGATGATTTCGATCCCAACCCGGACGCAGGAGCATTCCAACCCGGTGCTTGGTTTACCGACCCGGACCCAGAGGTCGTGTCGGAACCGGGAATCCCAACGATGTCCGAAACGGATCTCGTCTATGCCCGGAACCTGCTAGAAGCAGAACTACGAATGGCTGGGTTCGATACGAACGCGATCGGCAGGCTGTTGGAGGACTGGATTATCCCACGGCTAAAAGGCACCTATGTTGACGCCGAGACAGGCACAGTGATGTTGCCACCGGATGAAGCAGCCGACTTGTTGCCTGAACTATACGAACAGCATGAGTTCAAGGTCAGGTTCCCCGGCTACCACCCACGGATAGACGGTGGGTACAACGCTATCGACATCCAAGATTATCTTTCTTATGAAGACCGTTTCCATGAACTGATGACGCAGTACGGTCTTGATTCGATCATCGCAGAAGGTGGCCGAAGCACAAAAGAATACATCGGTAACCTCATCAGTGGGAACGTCTCGTTGCAGCAGTTGGACACCCGGATCACAAGAGGGGTGGCAGCAGTTCTGGACGCCCCCGAAGAGGTGCTGCAACAGTTCGAACAGTGGTATGGGTCAGAGGGGGAGAACGCCCTGTTGGCCTCCTACCTAGATCCCACAGCGGAACTCACGGATCTTGCGACAAAGGCTGGGGCTGCTATGGCCGGTGGCTTGGCAAAAAGATCTCTTGACGAGCAGGGTATTTCTAAGCAGATGGCGGAAGATATCGCTGATCTTGACTACTCCAATCAGCAACTCCAAGAGGCATACACCGCATTGGCGGGGCAGGCTTCACTGTTTGCAGAACGTGCAGGCGAAGAGGACTTTAAGATTACAGATGAAGGTGTATCAGCCGCACTTCAATTAGATAGCGATGTCATGGACAGAGTTAATCGTCGTAGACGAGAGCGTGCGGCTGACTTCGCAGGCGGTGGCGGTGCTATGGTATCGGGTACGACTACAGGATTCGGATCGGCTAATGCCTAAAGTTGGTAAGAAGAAGTTTGCCTATACCAAAAAGGGTAAGGCTGCTGCTAAAAAGCACGCTAAGAAAACCGGAAAGAAGGTAAAGAGTGTTTACTAAGGATGTTCTTGAGCGGGTAGCCGCTACCTTTATTCAGGCGTTCCTCGGTATCTTTGTTGTTGGTGGGGATATCGGTAATGCTAAGGCGGCTGCGTTGGCTGGTGCTACGGCTGCGTTGAGTCTTGTCAAGGGTGTTGTTGCCTCTAGGTTTGGTGACGGATCGGCGTCGGCAGCGTCGTAATGTCTGACGATGTGGTTGACCAACTAAAGAAGGTCCAAGTATCTAAACTAACCTTGGGCCTTGTTGGGTCGATCATTGCTGTCAGTGCTGTAGTTACTTGGAACGCTGCTCAGGTCGCCAGCCGTATAGATCAGTTGGAGCATTCGGTAGCAGAGATTGAGGTCGTTGATACCAGCAATCTTGTTACCAGCGCCCAGTTGTTAGCAGCCATTCAGGCTATTCCCGAAGTGGATCTGTCTGGTCTAGCCACTACTGACATGGTGGAATCTTTGGTGGCGATAGAGCAGGCCGCTTATGAGGATGTATCTGACGACCTTGAAGACCTACAGGATTCAGTCGCCGCCCTGTTGCTTGATGCTGACAGGGAGCCTGAGTGGGTTGACGAGATCGAAGAGATCCAGCAGCGCCTAGAGGAAATGGGTTGGGAACTAGGTGACTTGTGGTGGCGTACTGATATGAACGAGCAGGCTTGCCGCACCCGGAAGTGGTGCGATGACTGGTACGACGAGAACTGGTGAGTAACGTAACCAAACTCATAGCAGGAATCACTGCGCTACTTGTTGCCATCGGCACGTTAGTCGGCACAATCACTATGACAATAGGTAAGAAGGATACACCAGCGGGTGTGACTATCGTTTTGAATAGCCCGGAAGCGTATGAAGCCTTCCTTTCCAACCATCCGGGCGCGCCGTAGTAGCAATCCCGTGTCTGGGTGTGCTAGGGTTACTCATGTAGGCCGCCTGTGACGCCTTAGGCCGGGTGTGTCGCTTACAACATAGCCGCTAGGGACTCCCACGCTCCTAGCGCGTACAAAGTGGAGGCCGATCCGGCTTGACAACCGGCGAGGTTCATACATAGTCCCACCACATAGACCCTCCTACTATGTGCGACACGGCAACGGAGAGACATCATGGATGACTACCCAGAAGATGACACTGGCGGGATCAAAGACTTGCGTGACGCCGCAGAACGTGGCAAGAAAGCAACGCAGGAACTTGATGCTATGAAACGCGAGATGGCGTTTCTAAAAGCCGGAGTCGATACAGATACGAAAGCAGGGCAACTTCTCTACAAGGCTTACGACGGGGAACTGGAAACAGACCTCCTTCGTGCCGAAGCAGCAGAGTTGGGCATCCTTCGGGAAGCCTCAGCCCCGGTTCGGGAAATGTCTGATGATTCAGATCGTCAGGCAACTCAGGAACGACGGGCGCTTGCTGAAAACACGGTTCCACCTGAAAACCAGACAGAAAGCCCATACGACGCAGGTCATCGTGAGTTCAAGGCGATGATGGATGCGGGTCGTCCGAAGGAAGACTCCGCAGCCACGTTCATTCACACGGTGCTAGAAGCAGCGGGTGGGGCGGACCCTGATTCACGGGTTCTTACTGACAGGTAATGCCTACATATGTTTACCGATGTTCTGAGTGCCATGTTCAGTACGAACTGGTACAGCGGATAGCGGACAATCCCGACAAGGTTTGTCAGGATTGTGGAGAAGAAACTGCGAAGCGGATTCTCCAATCGCCAGCCTTAACGGCTGCGGCTGCGCCATCTCAGAAGAATAAGGTTCCTCCACCTCAGGCCAACCCGGTCTGGGAGAAGGGAACCGCTGGTGAAACTAGGCGGGATGGATCCTTTGTTCCGTATCTGGACAAAGAGGGTAGTCGGATAGGTGTCAAAGACTTTGCCGATAATCGCAAAAAGTATGAGCGGATTCTGCGGAGGAAAAAGAACCAATCCACTTAACTACTAGGAGCGTGAAATCGTGACCATCGTAGGTTACTCAGGCAAAGTCACCAGTTATGACTTAGCCGTCGGCGTCAAGATCAACATGGACGAACTCATTTATATGATTTCGCCCATTGATTCGCCATTTATCAACGGTATCGGGACTGATGGGCGACAGTTGCTTGCCAGTTCTGGTGTCGATCAGACAGAATTCAAATGGATGGACGAGGAACTTTTGCTTCCCCGTGCACAGATATCAGCAACGACGGGCGCTGGAGGGGCAGGTACTACAGAAATCACTGTCTCCACTAGCGATGTCTTTAAGTTCCAGATTGGCGATCTTCTGAACAATGGTGCAGAAGATGAGACTGTCAACGGAGCGATTAAGATTGTTACCGATATAACGACCGGTACGGGAGTTATAGAGGTACAAGACTGGATCAATGCTTCAGTCTGGCCTGTTCCAACAGTAGACGACACGATTATTTGTGTCGGTACTGCGCTGGTTGAGGGTTCCGATCCGGGTACCGCCCGGTCGGCTGACCGGACGATCCGCTCAAACTACACTCAGATTTTCGGGCCGACACCCGTTAACATGACTCGTACTGAGCAGCAGATCACCCGGTATGGCGTGAGCGACGAGTTTGCCAAGCAGTTGTATGGCCGCTCAGTTGAGAACGTCATCACCCGTGAGCAGGCTTACCTTTACGGTAAGCGACGCGATGATACAGCCAACAAGCGCCGGTCAACTGGTGGCTTGATGGATTTCATCACGACCAACACCGACGCCAGCAGCACAACGCTGACTACTACTGCGTTGGAGTCGTTGATGCAGAAGTGCTACAACGCAGGCGGTATTCCCGATCTTTTGATTGCGAATCCTGCTTCGTTTGCTACTCTCAACGACACCACTAACACCGACACGGTGCGTCACGTTATCGATGACCCCCGCCGTGGCCGGGTACCTGTCATGTCTGTGTTCACCGAATTTGGTGAGACACAGTGTGTCAGGAACCGCTGGATGCACTCCGAAAGTGCGTTTGTTGTCCAGAAGGATGGTGTTAGCCGCCGGGTTATGCAGCCTCTCGTAGTTGAGCCGCTTGCAAAGACCGGTGATAGTGACAAGGTGCAGATCGTGTGTGAGGAAGGCCTTCAGGTGAAGGGCGAACAGCACATGGCGAGGTTCACCAACCTCCGTGGTTACACAGATACTCCGTAACCTTTAACTCCGTAACCTTTAACAAAGTAGGTTTGTGGGGGGCAGTGGGATCTACCCCTGCCCTCCACTACCTACTAGGATCGGTCTATGCCTACTATTGCTGACGCCATTACGGATACGAAACGACTGTTGAATAGTAATACACGCACCGAATTGGATGCACTTGCAGCAGGTATAACTGCCGTTGAGTCTCCTATTACCCTGAAGCATGAGACCGACGGCATCCGTGCTGGTTCTTATATCTCCGTAAGCACCAAGAACGGAACCACCCAGTTGCCTGAGACCATGTACGTTCATTCTCGCAACGGCGAGAGCGTGTATGTGGAGCGGGGGATGGACGGCAGCACAGCACAGGCTTGGGATGCAGACACTACATTGATTGAAGTTGAGCCACGGTTCACCGGCCATCAGATCCATCAGGCATTGATCAATTCTATTAATGCTTTGCCTGAGAATCTGTTCGCAGTAGCCACTGTTGCGGTGGACTTCTCAACCTCCGCAAGCACCGCAGACGTTACATTTGAAAATAACAGTTTTACTCAGATTTTATCTGCGACACGAACAGCCCATGCAGGTGGAGACCGGCGACTCGGATTCAATGTGACAGTTCAGGAATACCCTGTCGGCACATTCAAACTGGTACGACGCGAAGGTATTGAGAAGGCAATAACCGTCAATCTGACGTATGCTTATCCCTTTCTCGTAGCCGCTGGTCTACCTCTGAGTAACGATCTTGTAAATGATCTTGGAATGTCGTCTGAGATGACAGATATTCCCACATTAGGAGCAGCATCCGCGTTGATGCTTGCTGAGGAGTCAACTCGTCTTGATCTTCATGCCGCTGGTGATTCGAGGGGTGACGGCGCATTGAATCCCGGCGATCGGAGTCGCTATTCAATGATATTACAGGCGCAATATGATCGTCGGGTAAGTCAGGAGGCCCGTCGTCTGATGGCGAAGTGGGGGATACGGACAGATGCAGCAACTTCTTCTGTATTCCCGACAACGATCCGTCGGACGAATGTTCGTATTTAACCATGCCTGTTCCGCCAGCCTCCGGGTTACACAAGTCTGTTCGGGATGCCCTTCCTGTTCGGTTAGGTGATCGTAAATATAATATCGATGTTACTCGCTTGGTGCGGTCAACTATAGATCCAATCCGTCAAGGGTTTGATACACAGGGGCAGCCGGGTGAGCAGTCATTAAATCAGGCAGGTGTTTGGAAGCGCAGTAGGAACGACTGGGAGTTGGGTGCTGGTCAGCGTGAAGCGGACTCACCTGAGTCGGCGCTACGCAGGTTCAATACCAGCCTTGGTGTCAACCCTTGGGTGAAGAATGAATTGACATTACATAAAGCAACTGCCGAAACGCGCTCAACATCCAACTCGGATCTGTTCATGGTCGTTGCGGATAGTGGCACGGAACGTGCCTACATAGCCGACGGGTCGGATGTGTACCAATCGACTAACGGTACTGCATGGACCGTTATTTCAAATCCTGCCGGTGGGGCTATCACGGCGATGGCTACCGATGGCTACTACGTCTATGTGGCTTCGGCTGCTGGTGCGGGAGAGATTCAAAGAATCTCTGGAACAGCGGTGTCTGGTGCCTCACTCAATACGGATCACTGGGTGATCGATGATGTCGATGGCCTGTGGATAGCCAATGGCTATCTCATTACATCCATCGCTAAACGTCTCACTGTCGTATCGGTTGGTTCTGCCTTGGCAACCAACGCTGACATAACTTCAGCGGCCTTCACTCAGGTTAGCGAATGGAAATCAGTAATCGGTACTCCGGTTGGGATCTATGCTGCCGGTAACCAAGGCGACCAAGGCAAGATTTACTACGTTGGGATCAACGATTCGACATCTGCTCTCAATGTCCCAGTCATAGTGGCAGAACTCCCACTCGGGGAGAAAATAAATGTTCTCGCAGAGTATGGTGGCCTGCTGATTATAGGTACAACTAAAGGGATTCGTGTAGCACAGATCACAGGTCAAGGCTATTTGACATACGGACCACGGATCGATATCACCAACGGCGTTAGTGTCTTAGAACCACAGGGAGAGTTCGTTTGGTTCGGGTGGAAGAATTACAACGGTACGAATACTGGGCTTGGTCGGCTGAGTTTGAAAGAACTAACTGGTCCGTTGGTACCGGCGTATGCGAGTGACCTTATGGCGGTGGCACAAGGGGACATTGAAGGTGTGGTTACTCTTGGTGATATACGAATCTTCTCGGTCGCAGGAGAAGGCGCTTACCGGGAACAAGATACCTATGTGACCTCTGGTACTGTCGATGAAGGAAGATTCAGATGGGGTATCACCGAACTGAAGACTGCTGTGTCTGTCGATCTGAGGCACGGTGCCCTTATTGCAGATCAATCTATTGCTATCACCCTGACCGACGACGCGGGTGGTACGGATACGATTACATCCGACACAGTTGGGAATGTGACACCAGATATTCAAGTTGCCGAAGGTGTGACAGGCGAATACATTACCCCAAGTCTTACTTTAACTGGGACGGCTGCGGCTACTCCCACGCTATATAGGTGGACGACACGGGCCATACCTATGCCGTTTGTGGCAGAGGTAATAGCGTTGCCGATTATCTTGACGACCTTTACTGAACATGATAACCGTGAGGTTTATCAAGATATTTATGAAGACTACACCTATCTTCGTACACTTTTAGAAGATCGAAAGTTAGTTACGTTCATCATTGGAAATGAAACTAAGAATGTGTACGTTTCAGGTCTTGCCTATGCGGAAGGTTCGATTTATAAGTGGTCGGATAGTATTCAGCGGTTGGAAAACAGGCGGGACCGGTGGGTGGAAGGTGTGATTACAGTTACTTTGATAACTGTGCAGACTGGTGTCACGCTTGTACCGACCGATGTGAGTAGTACCGGATGACTGAGCGTTTCTTCCCTACTTACGGTTATGGTTCGACACCGCCTCGGGCGCAGCAGCGTATCGGCACAGGTGGGTTCACGGAATACAAGGGATCAGCCTCAGACGGTGGCGGGTCTGTCCGCCTTAGCGTGATCGACAGTCCGCATGATGCTTTTACTGCGTATGGGCAACTTGAATTCGGTACCGGCCATGCGGATGAAATATATAGTGCCCGACAAAGAACCTTTCAAGGTATCCATGATACCAATGGACAGTATGGTCAGTTACAAATAAACCCACCGTCGTTTATTGACGATGGCTGGATCGCTGCTTGGTGGGGTAGAGAGTATTCGGATACAGGTTCACCTGCGTATAGCAAGTTGTTCTCTGCTACTGGTGTATCCGATCTTAATAATGACAACCCGTGGGAAGCAATAACTTACTGGTCGCGCGACTCTAATATAGGTGGTTATATCCAACATTATGCTGGTAACTACTACTGGTATGACAACGCCGACTCGGGCAGTATCACCACCCTGCTGACACTGAACAGTTCAGGCAACCTCGCTGTCACCGGCAGTATCTCCAAGGGATCCGGCACATTCGACATCGCTCACCCCGTGCTAGAGGGCAAGCGGCTACGCCACTCATTCATTGAGGGACCACAGGCTGACCTGATCTATCGTGGCACTGTCACACTAGGCACCAATCCGACAGCCATCAGTATGGACACAGAGTTTGGTATGGCTGAGGGCACATGGGAAGCGTTGAACTGTACGCCGTGGACTATGGCTGCTGCCTCCGGTGAGGTAGTGGAGTGGTCGTTCGAGGGGGACACGCTCACCATTACAGGCGACGAGGGCACGGTGTGTAACTGGATGGTGATAGGTGAGCGGCACGACTCGCACATGATTGCCACCGACTGCACCGATGAAGAGGGTAGGATCGTATTGGAGTACGATCAGCCTGAACCGGTGGAACATATATGGGAATAATAGTTACTAAGAAATCAGTGGATCTCTCATTGCTGCATCCTCGGTTCCTCACGCGGTTGGATCGCTTCTTTAACGACGATCGGGTCGCTGGTCACATCGCAGTCTGTTCTGGTTGCCGTTCTTACGCAGAACAGAAACGGTTCTACGACAAGTACCGTGCTGGCAAAGGGAATCTTGCTGCTAATCCAGATTGGTTACGTCCAGATGGATTCTTTCGCGGGTCGTTCCATCAGGAGCAGCCGGATGGTTACTCATACGCCGTTGATCTATCTGCCATAGGCGCGGTTAGTAAGCCAACTATCACCCGTGTAGCAGCAGAATATGGGATACTCCCTACGGTCAAGGGTGAGTGGTGGCATTTCCAGCCTCGTAATGGTAAGGCTTGGTTCGATGTGACCTCAAATAAAGTACCTGTTCATGTAGCAGAACCAGTGATGGACTGGGGTGCGCTTATAGCATGGCACAAAGAGATCGGACGGAAGATCGGTGCGTCTCCATTGCGTAGGGGGTCACGGGGACCAGAGGTAGATGTCATTCAGAAGCGACTCAATGCGCTAAACTTCTGGTGTGGTACTGCCGATGGGATATTTGGTTGGAAAACCAAGTCCGCAGTCAAGCAGTTCCAAAGAGCAATGTTGCACTCACCGAATGGTGTCGTCACATCAAAAGTTTGGACGGCCCTGTGGGATCCCAAGGTAGTGGATGGCCTCTGATATATCGTTAGCAGACTTTGCTAACCGTCCCAAGAATGGGAAAGCATGGATTGATGATCTCCCTGATGAGATTTTCAATCAGATATGGGATGCCCGACATATGGGTAATATCGGCAAAGAAACCTCCGCTGCTTGGTTACGGACACTTGGTTACGCAGATGTAACCGCTGGCCGTGTTGAGACGGTGATGGCCCGTGAGCGCCGATAGTCTCTCTGAGTATTCACAGCAAGAGGAAGCACTGAAAGCCTTACGAGCAGCGTCTAAATACAAGACGGATGCAGAGATAGCAAAGGCACAGGTACGAGGTTTAACTGCGGAACTTCAAACGCTTGAACAACAAGTTGATCTTCTCAGCAATCTGAAAGCCGGTTCTGTCAAGCCACCCTCTTGGCTTCGTCCCAAGAAAAAGGCCAAAGACACTGGCATAGTCTGTGCCGTCCTTTCCGACACGCACTTTGATGAGATTGTCTCGCCTAATGAAATCCAAGGACGTAACGCATACAACAGAGAGATCGCTGTCCAACGTCTCCGAAAGTTCTTTGAGAAGATCGTTCTTCTGACCAATGATTATCTCACCGGTCTGAACTACTCGGGTTGTGTTCTCTTCCTCGGTGGCGACATCTTCTCGGGGGACATCCACGATGAACTGACACAGACCAACGAAGACACCATGCTCGGTTCCGTCCTGTTCTGGACTGAGCAAATCTCCGCTGGGATTGGCATGTTGGCCGACGAATTCGGAGAGGTTTATGTTCCATGTGTCGTCGGCAATCATGGCCGTCGCACCCGGAAACCCCGTGCCAAACTCAGGGCTAGGGATAACTTCGATTGGTTCCTTGCTAAGACTTTGGAATCTCAATGGCTTTCTGATGACCGTGTTACGTTCGATATTCCTGATGGGACGGACGCTTTTGTTCCTGTCCATGATGCAACCTATCTCCTTACTCATGGGGATCAAGCCAGTGGTGGTGGTGGGATCGGAGGGATCTGGCCTCCAATCATGCGGCTAGTTGCCCGCAAACGAAACAACAACGACTTCACCTGCATGGTCTTGGGTCATTGGCACCAGTTGGTTATGGCTCCTTCGTCTGGTTTCATTTTGAATGGGAGTCTGAAGGGATACGACGAGTTCGCTTCAGTGATGAACTTTCCTTGCGAGCCGCCACAACAGGCGCTTTGGATCAATGTTCCTGACAAGGGGATCCTGTGGCAGACACCGATTCTTGTCTGTGACAGGAAGGCTGAGGGTTGGTAACTATCCTATTTCAAGTAGTCCTGTAGCATGGCAGAGTGGGCACTCGTTGTCATAGTGGTCCTCATCCAAGAGACCTTCACCGACCCATCCGCCACAGTTCCAACACTGGACGTATGACTTGGAACGACCGTGCTGGTCACGGCCCATCTAAACTCTTCACCACTTGATCAAACTTGGCCTCGTCTAAGAGTTTCTGCATAACACTTCCTTCTGAAGCATCAACAAGAAGGAACATCAGCATGGCTGCCGTCCCTCTGGCTCGCATCTCCCAGATCCGTGTCTCTGGATCAAGGTTGAGCATGACTCCCCAGTTCTCATCAAGGTTGGGCCACTCTTCATAGTCCTCATCGAACTCGTCGCCCACTAGAGAATCCCCCGTTCCTTAGCGATAGCATACAGCCTGTCTGCTTCTGCATCCCAGTCGAATTTCATAATGGTTTCTCTTAGAACTACAAGTTCTTGGTATTTATCTGCACCAATCATTTCGTTTGTAAACTCTCCAAATTCTACCGGGTTATCGGTGTAGTGCCTGTGACATCTAGCACACAGACAGAAGGCATTATCTAGGGATGTCCTAGTCCAACTGTATTTCCGACTGATTATGTGAGCGCATTGCAAGTTGCTACTAGAACCACACTTCTCGCAAGCACCCCGGTCTCTGATTATCTGTGCGTGTAACTTAGTTGCTTTGCCTTTGTTGCCCTTGCCATAGATGTTGCTCATTCGTATCCGAACCTACCACTGCCGCACTGAGGACACTGGCCTGTGGGTTTAGGACCGTTGGGTCTCTGTGCCCATTCGGCTTTGCATTTGAGGCATGTGCATTGCCACCAAACTTCCGCGCTGAAATCTATTTTATTTAAGGGCGGGAGGGGGCAGCCCTCTGCATAGTCTTTGAGATAGGAATCTCTGTCTAGTGCCTCACGAATTGGTTTCATTAAACGGTTTCAGTTTCCCGATGTCGGTGATCCTGATAGCCGTGTCTTCAGTCATCTGTACGATATCTTCCAGTTCACCGATCGCTTTCCCCACACGCCAGCGTCGTGGATAATCAATCGTGACCCGCAAATCAATGGTTTTGGTTTTCATTAGGCTCCATCCCTGTGTTCCTTCTGTTCTATCACATCGTGTGCCCGTCGGTGGGCAACGTCGTAATCTAAGTCCCACCCCACCATTTCGTTGTTGTCCCATACAATCCATCCGATGCGAGTCAAGCCTGCACCTAAATAGATCGTCTGTTTCTCCAACTTCACAGTCATACGGGAATGAATTTCGGTGGGGGATTAGGGTTCTTCTTCATTGGGACTGAGATGTGTTGGGAGTCACCAGTGATCTCTGCTCCCTCTTCTATTACCTCGGCATCTACAACTGCGAGCATTGTGAAGTCGTCAACCTGTTTCTGAACCGTTTCGGTTAGAGCAGGAGCCTCTATCTGAGCCTGAGGTCGGGCAGCACCAGCCATAATCTCCACGGGGGACGTATCCGTACTTAGTTTAGGTACAACGAAGTGTTTTGTCTGCCCCCCACTTACTTTGGTTCGTTTCTCAAGACTGAGTACGCCTTCCACAATCCCAATCGTTTGCATTTGTGCTATGACCTGCGCCATTGCAGGCAGTTCCTTTGAAGCGTTCCATCCTTTAGACTCCAGCCTCCATGTGCCTCCAAATCTGATCTCAGGAAGGATCACACTCAGCCGTGTATAAGGACGACACTTCATCTGCTTCCCCTTCTCAATCAACTGCGAGCAATGACATGGAACGATGTCGATGTCCGTGCCATCAGGAGTCTTTATTTCAACTTGGGCCTCAATGCCGTCACAACGGCGGAGCAGCCCTCCACCAGACCACTCCTCGTACCACACATCAATGCTGTTCTGAGGCAGGAACACCCTTATTGAATCTGCTTCAGTAACTACTTCCCATTGGTCTTTAGGTGACGCTTTCTTGTCACTCCATGCCCTCATTCGACCCCCGTAGCGGGCAGCAATGGCCTCAATAGCACCCACATCCGGGGAAGTGAATCGGAAGGTCTCTAAAGCCTTCATAGCCCGGTCTGTTTTGATACCAAGACGTATCCGTCCCTGTTCTGGCATCCGTCCGTAGTCTTTTGCAATAGGAACAATATCTTTAGGCATCTGGCATGTCCTCTTCGTCGTTATACAGTTCAGAGTTGTAGGTAGTGGCGCTGGCATCCTTCCCTTGGTGCCTCGCAGCCATGTATTTCCTAACATGAGTTGCTTTAGCCCGTGCTTGCTGGATGGTTTTAGGTGAGACCTTATTGATTGGTGCCTTGGGGTTATCTTCCCATCCGTAATCCTCACCCAAGATAATCTGCTTACGGATGTAGTTGTGTGTCATTTTCAATGACTCAACTATTGAATGCCATTCAAAATAAGTCAGATCAATGACATGGTGTGCAGGATCGTCATCAGCATGGGCATTCGTATCGATGTAGACAATCTCTAGGAATGGTTCTTCCATTAGAACCCCCTGTGATGATCGGAAACACAGAGGTCTTGGTAACGACAATAGTTACATTGCCATGCCTTACCCTTGGCAATCAACGCTCCGTCTTGATGCTGGTGCCATATCCCAGTAGCAGGATCACTGATCACCGCACCCTCAGGGATGTCAGGATCAGACTCACTGAATGAACGGGGTACACCTTCGATACCGGGCACACCGTGAGCAGTCTTAGCAATCCATTCCAGTCGTTCGATCTCCTGCTTGGCAAGAGGAACGAACTGGTCCGGGGTGTAATGCCACTCCGCTCCGAACCGACCATAGTTGTCAAAGCCTTTAGCCTCTGCCCAACCGGGACTCAGCAACTCCACTGCCAGATAGCAAACAACTAACAGGTCAGCGTTAAGGGCATTGGCATAGAGAGATCCTTGTAGTACTGCACCGTGCCGTGGTCCCTCCCCCTGAATGGACTTCTTGAATCCAGTGCCGTTGATTGTCTTCAGTTCAACAACAATCTTCTTGTTCTCTTCAGGGTCGGTTGCCCCTTGCTGGGCGACTTCGATCACCATATCGATATGACCGAATCCGTGTTCACCAAGAGGGGTCTCCATCTCTTCGTGAACTATCACATCCATATCGTTAGCGACCCAACGCTCAATCGCAGGCGACAGATGAGTATGAACTATTGACCCTAACCCCATACGCCAGTGGTCCGCTGGTGTTATCGGGTTAGAAGATTCATGCCCCATCGTGGCGTAAGCAACTTGTCTTGCACAAGTCCCGGCTTGTGAACCACGCCAGAGGGTACCGCTTGGAACCGGAGGAGGATCAGTGTCGTTTCCGAAATAGTCCCCGATCTGGTTTAGAACTAGCCGATGAATATCTCGGACAGGATGGATGTCGTTGGAAATCAATCTCAACTCTTTTCTAATAGGCATTACAGCGAAGGCGGGAGGTGACACACTTCCATTCCCCAGAGAAATGTGTCACCCCCCATGAAAGGGCGGACGGATAGGGTCGTCATTCTGAGGGGTTGGAAGGACGCACCTACCCGCCCGCGAGTGGGTGAGGCAGCCCGTATGCCCACCATGATGCCGACTCAGAGCCGTTTCTTGGTGTCGTGAACACGCCCTGTTACCAGTGCGATAACTCTAAACATACGGACTACCTCGCTCTGCCTAGGCAGCGGTTCGTAGGGAAACCAACGCCTTGTCAGAGAGTGGGGTCTTGCCTTCAATAGCACGCAGGAAGGACCGCTCTTCGGTCGGCTTACCTCTTCCCAAATCATGCTGCTCTGCACCTTGGATGGCATTATAGGCCAACCACCGGTTACCACCACGCATGGTGCCGAATTCCTCGCACTCCTTCACCCAACGCTCCTTGAACGCCGTGCGCTTGGTCAAGATGTGTGTCCACTGCCTGTCTTCAAGCGGTAGCAGATGACCAGTTGTCGGATCCCTCCACGGCTTCGGATCAGGTACCAGATCCTTAACCAACAGTCGGAACTGCTCGTCGGTGAAGTCCTGATCTTTCATAACTAGGGCCATGTTCGTGAATGCCTCAGCCCGCCTCATATGATCGATCACGATCCTGCTACGCATGTCCAACGTGGCATTGTGGTTCTTGGTATGTCGAACCTTGAACAGTGGGACACTACCAACCAACTGGTTCATGCAGAACAATCGCTGGATGTTGTCGTGTACCGCTGTCGCCCACTGTGCATTGAAGGAACTGATCCACAACAACGATGACTGGATCTTGTCACCACCACCCAGATCAACTGGATCATGTAGTTGCTGACTCAATGCAATCCGTTCGCCCTTTCCGAACACGGTACAAGCAGTAGTAGAGTTCGGAAACATTTCCTCTGCTACATCTGCCAGATAGTTGTAACTGGGAAGCGTCGGGTAGTTCCCCGAATGCAATCCAAGTACGTCACCTGTGTCTTTACGGACTACCCACTTATACAGCGGAGTTCCACCGTCGGGGCCGTTCCCATCTGTAGGTATCGGGTACCGGTCGTCACCACCATAGGTAGTGCCATTATCGTCACGCCAACGGGCCGGTGGATAGATCACATCAAAGTCTGCATCTGCTTTCGCAAGCATTTGATGTGCTGTTGTGGTCTCTTTTCCTGTGTCCAGAAATGGATGATCCCCTTTCGAGGTCCAACTTACTATTTCCCTTAATCGTGCCATCAGTTCTCCTTTTGTTGAAGGGCACTTAACATTATTGACTGCTTATAGTTATCTATTGCTTCCTGTTCTTCTGTCTTTAATGCTTCTACAAGCACTTTAGTCAGGAGAGTTTCGCATTGCTCTGCGATTTCTTTGGTATATTTTGCGTAGATTTCAGCGAGGGGCATGTCCCATATATTGACAGCCATATCCTCAGCAATGGCGCTGTACCCAGCGTCAAAGTCATCGGTAATAACCTCTTTCCAATGTGTCATGCTCGCTTAACCCCGAGCCATGCAGCCATGTCATCGTTACGATTCTCCCGAGCAATCTCTTCGGGACCAATGATGTCGTCAGCCATCTCTTCCTTGCGAGTTAGTTCTTTACGACCCTCTTCGAGTTTCATTTCCAACTCCTCGCAGAGACCCTCCAACTCCTCAGTGTCCATCATTTCTATGTCTTGCAACCACATACTCATAGAACCCTCTTCTTCTCTTGAATCTTCTTTATTTCTCCCATATTCAGTTCTTTCTGAACTTCGGGATCAATAGCAGGTACGGGTGGTGCGTATGGGACAGGAGGTTCGGCTTCCTTCTTCTTCGTCTCGTCCCATAAGACATTCAATACTTCTGACAGTATCGCCGCAGTTCTAGCCTGATCTATCCTGTCATTGAACGGCCTATATTGCAGTCCGGTATTGAAAGAAGTAATGATCTCCCTGATTTTCCTCAGTTTGTATATGTTGGTTCGCTCACTCATGAGTTCCTTGCTCTCTGCCATACATTCTGAGGAGTTCCGTGCCTTCGCTTGGAAGGAACAGTGACTTGTGTATCACAGGCAGGACAGATCACTGGTTGAATGATTCCTTTCTTGACTGCTTCAACAAAGATCGGACCCAACAGGCGAGGTTCCCGAAGTTCAATGCCCCTCTTTGATAGCCAATTCATTACATCATCACTAGTGAAGTCCATACTGCTGTATATGCAAGCAAGGATAGCGTGCTTAACCGCTATTCTATCGGTTACAGAGGATGCAACACGGACCTGTTCCATCGCTGCATCTCGTTCAATCTGATACTTCTCCGTCACTCGCCATCGACTACGGCTAGGAGTGGGTTGCACTTCCACTCAATGATGTCCTGCTCAACTTCCTCCTCAGTCCATTCACCGGGAGGCGCAACCTTCTTCGTTACCTTCTCAGTACCAACCACATGCTTCTCGCATACCTCTTCACGATTACACACGATCTTGTACCTGACTGGCTGCTTCTTGCCGAAGTCCATGAACAACCTGAAGTAAGAGTCGGAATACTCTTTCCTGATCTGTTCAGTGCCCTTCAGTCCCGCTCGCATCGCACGACTGATAGTGGCAGGTACGGTCTCCTGATTTCCATCTGCATCAGTCGGTAGATCCCAGTCCCAGATGTAGGTATAGCAATCAACTTGGATCTCTTTTGGCAGATCGGCTGCATGTTCGTCAATGAAGTCAGCGAATGTCCGCAAGTTGTCAGCCAGATGAAAGGCTTTGTTATCGTCCATCAAAACACCTCTTCCGGGGGCAAGTTCGAGGGCTGCCCACCATTGCCCTTGGGGTTCTTGGTGATATCGACTTCAGCCCACTTCAGGGTTGGGCCGATCTCATTCACAAGCAGTTCCAACTTCGATCGATTCTGACCGTCGTCTGTCTGCCACTGGTTCATCTTCAACTTGCCAGTTACAAGCACACGGTCCCCCTTCGCTAGCGAACCAGCGACATTCTCAGAGCCGTTGTTGTTCCAGATCGATAGGTCCACGAACGTAACAGTTTCCTTCCACTCTCCGGTACGAGTGTCCTTAAAGGACTCGTTCACTGCGATGGAAGCGTTGGTCACGCTCTTGCTTTCGAAGATCCTCAACTCAGGATCTCGGGTTAGATTTCCTACTAAGGTAACGCTATTCACTGGTTGCCTTGCCTTTCTGCGTATCGCTGATTACGCCGCTTTTGATGGAAGATACCCTCACAAACTCCTGCTCCTTTTTAGCGATGTCATCCAAGAAATACTGGAATGATCGCTCTTTCACAGGCCAATCCTCTTGAGAAGTATGTCCTTGTAGGAAGGCATCTTCTAGTCCTTCATCAGTGCCACAGTCAGAACAAACCCATACTGATCTATCATTGACTCCACGGGTAGTGCGACTGAGTGCATTGATCTCTTGTGGGTCCATCAATGAGAACTCTCCACAACGGGGACAGTTAGCAACGGGGGGTGGTCTATTGAAGTTCAGCATTGCGTGCTGCATTCTCCTTATTCTTTAGGATTGTTTCCATGTCGTAGAAAGCACGACCCAGTTCTGTCACTACCATGTCCTGTAGCACATCACGACTGGGCTTGATATGGCTGCGCTTGTCCAGAACCTTGCCGACTGCTGCTTCGAATGCTTCTGCCGTACTGCACGCACCCCCAGCAGCCCCGTAGTTCTCCAGCAGATTTCGAACGCAACTTTCTATTACCTCGTTGGGTACATCGTTGTTCTCCAAATACGATTCGATGTGTGAGTCCAGATTGCTATCAGCCCACGTTTCGATGGCTGATTCAACTTCTTCATCAGGAAGTTCTGCTGTGATCTCCATTAGACAGTCTCCTGTTCTATGTTCTGTCCAAACATTTGATGGCATTTACCAATAAGAAAGACACAAGTCTGCATATCTTGCAGACCACCAAGTGTGAAATCCCTCTCTAGCGTGTGGGTACGCTTGACTAGGATCTCACTTAAACCAGTTATCAACTGGCTTAGTTCCATGTCCGTAAGAGCCAAATGGTTTAGATGAGGTATCCCATCTCTTTTACTATCCATAATAGTATGAATGATGGTTTTTTCAGGCATAACTGTTGCTCCAAATCTCTTTAATCTCTGCCACTTCGTTCGCAGTCAGAGAGTCCTTTTCAATTAACTGAATCAAACGCAACTTCGCATAGTCGCTGTGAGCAATACACACGCTCTTCGCCTCTGCACTCAGCGGTGAACACTCACAACTCGTACAGATACACCGGTCTCCGTCGTACGAGGTACCCCAATGATGAGTTTTATGGCTCAATTGATATTACCTTTCTGCCTCTTCTCTCGAACAGGAGCGGCTTTGTCAAGGTTCCCCCCACGCAAACGGTTGTAATCACCCAATGTCAGAGTGTCGTACATGGTTGTGACATCAGTCGGAGGCAGAGGACGTTTCTTCCTCGTATCGTTAGACCGAGGCTTACGAATGCGTCGTCTTTCAGGCTTTGTTGTCATTTGAAGAACCTATTCCCGTAGGTGGTCTCGGACTTACCACATTCACAATCACCATTACCTAATGGACCAGTAATGGAATGGACAGGGAAATCAGCAATCAGTTCCTTCACCTGTTCCCAATCAACTGTATCTTCTCCCGCAAAGGAATCATCCCATGCCGGATAAGGACCATCAGCAGGCATAGGAGGGGGACAATGACGGAATGTCTCCTCGGTCTCACTCATACCCGTGGATCCGTTGACCAGCGATAATCCTCAGCCAGTTCCCTGTCACACAGATGACAACGATCACCACACTCGCATGGGTCATCAGGCGGGTCATACCACGAATCAGGCATATGGAAGTCAGGCATGATGACCCTTACATCCATCTACAGCGAATACATACTTGCCACATTCTTTGCATACTGGGTGCATCACAACCTCGTCATTTTCCTCAACAACAACGTCATCAAATCGTGGATCATCAGGTCTTACTGGTGTAAGCATAGCATTGGTCAGGTCTTCTAACGCGGACTCATTGTTCGCATACAGCAAATCTGTCAACGCTCGGGCTTCATCAGGGTCCAAGACAATCGCTACGATGTCTTCACCACTCACTACGCTAGCCACACCGGCCTCGCTCCCTAACATCATGTCCTGCCTTCTCCAACAGGAACCAGATGTAGTCATCGTTGAACGTGTCCATAATCCTTAGATACTGATAATGCTGCTGGGCAGTGGTGTAATGAGGCCACCACCGGCAGATACGGTCACGCTCGGCCTCAGCAAGTATCTGACCCTGCTCCCATAGTTCTTCTAAAGACTCTCGCTTCTGCTGTCGTCGGCCAAGCAGCAGCGGACCTAATAGCCTTTTAAGTTTCTCTAAGTATCTACGCATCAGTTTCCTTTTTGTTGGAAGATACCCAACACAATCCCCAACCCTCATTGCTGATCAGTAAAAGACCAATGTCGCTGTTCGCTGACATCCCGGCGGTTCGGTTGGTTGAAAAAAAGGGGGGGAGGGGGCCGACCCGGTGTGGGCCGACCCCCTCGTTGTCCCTTGGCTCAGATGGCCGCTAGTTCGGCGCCCCGATGGCGTCCCTTGCTCTGGTTGATCTCGTAGTCGCGCTCCCTAGAGGCACGCTCCTCTTCGACCTTCTCAGAGTAGAGGTCGTAGGTCGAAGTGTTCCAGTTCAGAGACACGAACTCTTCAAACCATTCCTCTGCTGGGATCGTTGGCTTCATAAGGGCCGTGAAGACCCACCAACTTGACCAGCGTCCACGGATCGTAGCGGCCCAGTTGCCCTGAATCGCTATGATCCCGTCGGGTGACTTCGGGGTTGCTCCCAATACCAGCGAGTACCGTGTGGCCTTGCTGCGGTAGTGGTTCGGGTGGAAGTAATCCACGGCAACACCGTTCAACTCGAAGGTGTACGACAGTCGATCTTCCTGATCAAGACCATCGAACGCACCATCCAGAATCGCAGGGTTACCCGGCTTCTCCGCCCAAGTGAACGAACCCCGGTTGTCAGGGCTGAACTCGGTAGGACGCTTGAGTTCGGACTGGAATCCGTCGAACTGCATCTTGAACGTGGATGTCGGAGACACCCCATTCCTGAGCGAGTTCAAGTCCCGATACTCTTTGAGTGATCGGCACAACTCGTCCATGCGAGCCTGTCGTTCTTCGGTTGTCCCCGTTAACGGATTGCTACCGTTAACCATTCTTTTTAGGATACTGATGTCAGTCTCTCTTTCTCTCTATTCGAGCCTCAGAGCGGTTTTGCTCTGAAGCACCCTCACACCTTTGGTGTTCGGAGGTCTATTCCTTCACAATCATGGATCCATCCGGGGTAGTCCCCGAAATCACCGCAGATCGTGCAATGTTGCCAATCGCTGTCGAACTCGTTCAGAGTGAACGGGTAAACAGCGGCGTCGATCAAACGCTGCCAAGCCGTCATCGGTCCAGCAGGTTCGTATCAACAAGAACTTCACGGTGGTCAACGATGACCTCAGGCATCTCGTCGTTGAGTGCAACCAACGCATTACGCTGGAACTCGTTGATCGCCTCCATCTCTCGGGCGAAGTGCTCTAGACGGAGCGTGGGACTGATCGGTCGGACGTACGGCTGACCGTTATCCAATGTCCCGGTCACCATCTTGACCATCTTGTTACCAGCCATCTTCATATCCACAATCTTCCAGTTGTTCATCGTGCTGTCTCCTTGCTATAGGGACGCCCATCGTAAAACAGGCGTAGTTGTGTATCACTCGCAGGAAGGACCAATGTCCATTCCACTCGCCTCCAGTGGTCCAAGAGAGCCGGAAGGAGCGTACTCAGGTGTTGGGGTTGGGGTGTCAAGAGGTGAATGCCTGCTCAGGCGTGGGCTTGCCGACCTTCTCGCAGACGGTGGTCCAGTGCGGCTTGTTGATCCAGCGCACCGTGTCGGCAGTCGCTTCGCTCGGCTCGACGGCAGAGAAGGCGAAGGGAGTCCACATCCCGGTGGTGTGCTTTGGACCAATCGCCCAACGACGACCAGTGCACTTCTTCGCAAACTTACCAGCGAAGACGCCAGTGGTTATCTCTGTGCGCGGGCTGTTAGGGCGCTGACTTGCTGTTGTGTTCGGCATGGCTGAGAACCTCCAATTGGTTCTGGTAGTTGACTATTACCCCCACGGCCCCCACGGGACTGGTCAGAGGCAGTCACAATCGGGTTGTGTGTGTCACTTGGCATGGAACAGATGTTCGGGCGCATTTCCCGAACAGATGTTCTGTGGCAACGTGGCATACACGGGAACCGATTTGACGGCCTCCCCGCTTATGGATGGACGATCACGATCGTCGGCTGACCCCTCCTGACCTCAGAGGCTCCGACGATTCGCCTGCGAATCGGTGGAGAAGAGGGCATCCGATGTAGATCGAACTGGTGTTCGGGTGCATTCCCCGAACGGCCAGTTTGATCAAGTCGGGTGAGGGGTCAGAGTCGTTCCGACGATCTGGTCATCCAGCCGTTAGCGGACAGGCCCGTGGTAGCCTGTCCCAAGATAAGCGAGACCGATACCCTTTGCGGTAGCCGGACATTGCCCCCATCCCCAACCGTCACTCGGACAGCATGACCTGCGACGATCCACAACTTTAGTCCAGTCGGGATGGGGTCGATGTTCGGAGGGTCATTAGGACCGTGTGGGGGGTAAACAGTTGTTTTAGCCGGGGGGGATGTGCCATTAGCCCCTTGGATATTAGAGTGTCTGACTGGTTAGGGTCTGTATGGACACCGGGGTCTTGGTGTGGGGTCTTATTTGTAGGTATAGGCACCCCTTGGGTTCCCTCCGTCCGTTTGTGGCACGGTTCCGCCTGACCTAGTACCATCTTTGGTCTGCCCCTGCGCCTCTTGGCTTTGTGCAGGGGGCAGTAGCCCTTCTTACGGGCGAACGTAACCGGGTGAGGGTTCGCAGACCTCGGTTTATGTATGCCCTGTGGTCTGGACGGGGCGGTGTTATAGTCCTATCATACACGGCGACGGTTGCAACGTCTTTTCGGGAGGCTTTTTTCATGGCGGAGATTTCGGACTATCTGGAGAAGAAGATTCTGGATTACGTCTTGCGTGACACGGCGGATTGGGCACCGGCTGCGGTGTACCTTGCTTTGCACACGGCGGATCCGGTTGATGCGGGTTCGGGTGCGGAGGTTTCTGGTGGGTCGTATGCCCGTCAGGCGATCGCGTTTGATGCTGCTCATGCTACGACTGGTGTGACGCAGAATACGGATATTGAGACTTTCACTTCGATGCCTGCGGCTACTGTGACTCATATCGGTATTTGGGATGCGGCGTCTTCGGGGAACCTGCTTTTTCACACGCCGGTTACTTCGTCTAAGACGGTGGGTTCCGGTGACACCATTTCGGTGGCTGTCGGGGCGATTACGATTACGCTTGCCTGATGCATGCTCCAAAGCCCCCAAAGGTTCCGCTGGAGGTCTCGCAGGCGAAGAAGAGGGTAAAGCGTCCGCCGAAGAAGAATACTACGGCTGGGTATACTTTGGACCCCGGTCAGAAAGCGGCCCTAGAGAAGAAGTTCGATAGGAGTTGGCATAGCACATTTACTAGTTTTTCTTTTTTCGACTCTTTTAAGAAGAAGTAAATGGCTACTGCATATCCCGGTGCGCTTGATACCACCGGTTCTCAGCAGCGGACGGACATTGCATCCACCGACGACCTTGATGCCAGCGGTAAAGAGCATGATGTCATGCACGTTAATCACGCTGGCGCTCTTGTCGCGTTGGAAACGAAACTTGGTCTGACTGACTCCAACGCTGTTGATGGTGCGGTTCTGGTTGGGTCGGCTGCGTCTACTACTTCGTGGACGACCACTCCGACCATTGGTGGCAATACGACTGTTTCGGGGACGTTGACTGTTTCCGGTCAGATGTTCACTCATCTGACTGTCGAAACCGAATCGGGTACGACTCATGCCCCCACGGAGGGCGACGAGAACAAATACATTCTCACCACTCATGGAACAGGTTGTACCGTCACGCTGCCACAGAACTCCGCTACAGACGCAGCCTTTGCTGTTGGTACAACTATCTACTATGAGCGCAACGGGGCGGGAACGCTCACGTTCGCTGCTGGCACCGGCGCGTCCATAACGTCGAAAGACAGCACCTTGACTTGTGGCGATAGGTACACGGCTGTATGCGCCTTGAAGATCGGTACGAACGCTTGGTCGCTAATCGGTAACATCGGTTAGTCCGATGTCCATGTTTCTGTCTGTAGTTGCCGGTCAGGGTGGCATCGCTCCCTGTGGCGCACCGGGCACCCTGTCGCTTGATTCTGCAACTGCATCGACAATCGCCCTATCGTGGTCGGCACCGTCCGAACTGGGTGGCGGTACCGTTTCCGGGTATCGGATCAAGCGGGACGGGTCGGTCATCGTGGCCGACACCAGTTCGACTGGGACGACTTACACCGCTACGGGTCTTACGGCAAGCACTTCGTACAGTTTCACTGTCGCAGCGATCAACGAGGCGGGTGCCGGTACCGACGGGAACACTCCCAGTTTGTCAACTACCGCAGCGGTGCTGATCTACTCAACGACGGGCACTGTGGTTACTACCGATTACACCCGTTCTGGCACCAAGACCCGTTCGTTGAAGTGGACTTCTTCCGGCACGTTGACTGTTACTTCCATGCCGACCAATACCGGGATGCAATGGTTGACGGTCGGTGCTGGCGGTGGCGGTGGCGGTGGTTCTTGCGGAGGCGGCGGTGGAGCGGGCGGAACGTATTATCACACCCGGATCTACGATTCCACTGTTGACACCTACACGGTGACTGTTGGTGGAGGGGGTAATGGTGCTTCAACAGAGTTCAGTCAGTCCACTCAGGGGGGGTACAGCAATGTCCTCCACACTAATCAGACCACGGAAATGCAGGCCGGTTTGGACGGCGGCGGTTTCGGCGGCAGCCCTCGGGATAGCGGCGGGATCCAACGTGCCGGAGGTACCGGCGGTTCCGGCGGGGGTGGCGGAGCCTCCGGTGGCAGCGCCGGTAGCGGTGGTGCAGGGTTAGCCCCATCTCCTCAGGGGAACAATGGGGGAACTGCTCAGGGGGCATACTACTGGCATCCGTCTGCTGGCGGCGGTGGAGGATACGGTGCTGCCGGTGGTAACGGTACTACGGCCAACATAGGGGGAGTGGGCGGAATCGGGGCCAACTTCGACTATGAAACTGGTTCTGACATCGGGTACGGCGGAGGCGGTTCCGGCGGAAGCAACAGCGCCCAATACAACACCGCCGCTGCTGCTTACGGGGCAGGTTATGGCGGCTGGGTGAACTTTGCTCCCACTTCTGGTGCCGCCAATCGTGGCGGTGGCGGCGGTGGTGGAGGTCGGACTTCATCGGACGGGTCGGCGTTCGTTGGCGGGAATGGTGGCTCTGGGGTAGTTATCGTCTACTTTGACTATGAGTGGTAGCAATGGCCCACTTTGCTAAAATCAACGAGGACAACATCGTTGTAGATGTCTTGGTGGTTGCCGACGCCGACGAACATCGTGGGCAGGAGTTCCTAGCCGACGATCTTCGCCTTGGCGGGACATGGATACAGACCTCGTACAACACCGTCGCCGGGGGACACAGGTTGGGGGGAACCCCTGTGCGTGGCAACTACGCAGGCGTAGGACTCATCTACGACCCCGACTTGGACGCCTTCTACCCGCCCCAGCCTTTCCCTTCGTGGACCTTGAACGAATCTACTTTCCAATGGGAAGCCCCCGTTCCTAAACCGGACACAACGACCGGTAAGTATTACGACTGGATTGAGGACGACGGGGAGTGGGTGGAGATAGTCCTAGAGGTCACACCGGGCGGCACCGACGACAACCCGTATCCCGGCGATGGGAACAACCCGCCGTTCTACCAGTGGAACACCGAAACCAACGAGTGGGATCTGGTCCCAGAATGAGCGTCGCAGAAGCCTTGATGGAAGAAACCAGAGAACTGGGCGGCATCTCTGGTTTGCAGGTCGCCCCAGATTTGGCGACCCTGCTGTCGATCTTGACACACGCCTGTCAACCCCGCTTCGCTGTTGAGGTTGGTACCTTCACCGGCCTTTCTTCGCTGGCGATAGCCGAAGCCCTACCCGAAGGGGGCCGCTTACTGTGCTGCGACCCCGATCCGAAGCACACGGCGATGGCTCGCCGGTACTGGCATAGGGCCGGGGTGGGTGACCGCGTGGAGTTGGTGGTAGCACCAGCCGAGGAAACTCTCCCCCTGTTGGACGAACAGGTTGATTTCGCTTTCATAGACATCCTCCACCCACGGGCCGTTTACGACCTGCTTCTACCCCGGTTGGCACCCCACGGACTGATCGCAGTCGATAACGTGATGTATGAGACTGGTGACACAGGATTCGTAGACTACGTTGAGGCCGATGAGACAGTTGAGTCTGTCCTTCTGGTACTTGGTGGGGGACTCACTCTGATTCGGAAGCGGTGTGTCGAATAATGGCTATTGACTATCGCCAGTCCGGCATCGACTATCGGGACGGGGATTACGACTATCAGGGTGTCAAAACTTTCCTCATCACCGCTGCGATCACCGGCACCGGGACTGTAACTGCGGCAATAGTAGAAGAAGCCTCCATCACGGCGGCGATGACTGGTACTGGAACCGTAACTGCGGCGATAGTCGAAGAAGCAGCCATCGCTGCTGCGATTACTGGAACCGGAACTGTTACCGCAGCAATTGTCGAAGAAGCCTCTATCGCTGGTGCGGCAACCGGCACGGCAGCCGTTGTTGCTGCTCTTCAGTCGTCGGTCGCCCTTCAGGGGGTAATCGCCGCTACTGGTGCTACGACCGCAGCGTTGAGCCAGAACTCGTATATAGCCGCTGCTGTCACCGGAAGCGGTGCGACGGTCACGGCGATCATCGGGGAAGAATTCCTCGTAGCGGCCATTACCGGTACTGCGGCGGTCACGGCGACACTCATCGAAGAGGCGTTCGTCGCGGGTTCTATCACCGGGACGGCTTCGGTTACAGCGAACCCGGTTGAAGAAGCGGCCATTGCGGCGGCGATTACCGCTACCGCGTCGGTTACGGCCAATCCAATTGAGGAAGCGTTGATTGCCGCAGCGATAACGGGTACGGCAGCACTGACTACGGTACTCACCGTTAGGAAGCCGATTCCGCATGTTATTCTTACTGTCACCCAACCAAATGATGTAACTTTGCTAGTTTCAGCAATCGGTTAAGGAGTAGTTATGGCGATCTATGATAAAGGGGATTCGGTTAGGTTGACGGCCACGTTTACCAGTGATGCCGTTAATACCGATCCAACCGACACTACCGCCGATGTTGTGTTTACTTGGCGACGACCATCTGGGAAGAACACAGCCGGAACTGCTGGTACGGATTCGACCCCAAGTCCGACAAGGAGCGCCACAGGGATCTATTACACAGATTTGGTCCTTGACGAAGTAGGTGTGCATACCGTCCAAGTCAAAGGGTTAGAGGGCGTCGTTGCCGCAGATATTATCGAATTGCAAGTAGCAAAGTCAGTCTTTGCGTAATGACAGGGAATGCAAGTAAAGCCAAAGGTGAAAGTAATCGTAGACTCTTTTTAGAGGCGATAGAACACCACGGGAAGATTAACGACTCGTTGGAAATCGTCGGGGTTACACGGTCAGCGTATGAGAAGTGGCGGCAGCGCATCCCTGAGTTCGCCGCCAAGGTTGATGCGATCAGACTCAGATTTGCTGAAGAGGGTCCGCCTGAAGAGAAGGGTGGATCATTTCAGGACTTTAGGAACGAATACTTCGGACATATGTCTCCGTGGTTCCATATCGCAGCGATAGACGCATACGAGAAGACCCCTCCCGGCAATATCACCCTGATCCTCTGGCCCCCGGAACACGGCAAGACAACGCTCGCTGAGGACTATTTCTGTTACAAACTGGCTGTTGACCCACAATTCAGGATCACAGTCGGATCCGAGGGTCAGGATATGGCCCGTAAGATTCTGGGCCGTATCCGCTCACGGATGGAACCTCACGGACCTTTCCCCGGATATGTAGCGAAATACGGACCTTTTGTCCCCCAGAACCAATCTGGGCGCAAAACCGCACAACCTTGGGGTGCCGACTACTTTAGTGTGTTCAAGAAGTCAAGGCACGATGAACGTGACTATTCGATGGTTTCCTTGGGTTGGCGGTCCAAGATTGCCGGTACCCGTACCGATCATCTACATATTGACGATATCCAGTCAAGGGTGTCTCTTAACCTGACAGAACAGATGTTCGAGATTTTCCGGCAGGACTGGCTGACCCGTCCCGGTGAGAATGGACGAACCAGCATTAACGGTACCCGTGTCGGTGAGGACGACTTCTACGAGCGAGTCATGCTGCAAATCGATGAAGACATCCTCAAAGTCATTCGCTTCCCTGCAATCGTAAATAACGCTGATGATGAGCCGGAACCGCTGTGGCCGGAAATGTTCACATTGGACTCGTTGGACCGCATCCGCCGCAAGGTCGGAGAAGAAGCATGGTCTCGGAACTACATGCAGGAGCCGTCAAGTTCACTCACGGCTACGTTCACCGACGATTCTATTAAGAAATGCCTCAATCCCCTACGGTCCACCCTTCACGACCCGCCTACGGACTGCACGGTCTACATAGGGTTAGATCCTGCTTTGGGTGGGAACAACTGCGTTATGGCAGCCACACCGCATGAGGACAAGTTGAAGATCCTGTTCCTGCGGGAAGACATCGGTTTGACCCGCAACGAACAGATTCTTGGCATTGTCGAAGACGCCGTTCTCCGGTGTCGCAAGAACGGGGCAAGCGTCTCTGATGTAGTTATTGAGGCGATGGTCTTCCAGAAGGGCTTGTCAAGAGACCAGCGCCTTATCGAGATGACCGACCAGTATGGTTTCAGGGTACGAGAGCATCTAACTGGAATGAATAAGTATGACGAAACCATCGGGATCCCGTCGATGGCGCTGTCATTTATGCGCGGCGAGATTGAGATTCCGTATGCGGAGGACGCTCCGACGCGCCATCAGGCTGATGAACTGATCCGTCAGTTAAAGTCGTGGCGCCCGCTAGTTCGTGGCACGCATCTTCGGCAAGACAGAGTTATGGCGTTGTGGTTCATTTGGATTCTTTGGCGGCAGAGAAGGGCCGCATTCCAAGTGGACACTAGCCAGTTTAACTATAAGGGGCTACCTTATAGTAAGAGGCGTGTGGGAATCGGGGCGTACTAATGGCGTATACATTCGAAGAGATCGTCGGGATTGTCCGTATGCGGCAATCCAGTCAAAGTGATCTTTTGGACCGTATGAATGAAATCAAGGATCGGTATAACGGTGATTATGTTATACCACTTCCATCGATGGATGACGAGCCAATTCTTCCTCCGCTTACCCCGGCATTGATTTCAGAAAATATTGATGCTATAGCACAGCGGGCTGCCTCTGTTACCCCTTACATCGGATGTCCTGCTGTCGATCCCGGTAAAGAGCGAGGCAAACGGTCACGCCAGTATGCCGATATTCGCAGGCGGGCACTTGCCTCAACGTGGTACCAGAATAAATACAAGATCAAGATGAGGCGCGCCTATCGGCATCTCGCCGGATATGCCACAACGGCATTGGTTGTTATCCCCGATTTCGATATGGGTATGCCAAGGATCGAAGTTCGGGATCCGCTAGGGGTCTACCCGGAACCACAGGCTGCGGAGAACTACGACGTTCCTCGCAACTGCGGAATGCTTTACGGCAAGTCGGGAGACTGGCTGCGGGCGCACTACCCAAAGAGCCGCCAAGAGAACGGTGGCGTAGTCGCTCCTGACAACAATGCCTGTCAGGAACTCTGGGATTGTGTCGAATGGATCGATGCCGAGGACATCGTTATTGGCATCATGGGTCCACGATACGGGGCGCAAGGACAGAAGGTGCCACAGTCAACTTCGCAGGAGTTGTCTCGTTACAAAAACAAGGCCGGAAGGCCGTGTGTCATCACGCCCGGAAAGGTGACGTTGGATCGCATCGCATCTTCGGTGTCGAACATCGTCGGCATGGTTGACCTGATGGCGAAACTTATGGCGCTTGAACTGATCGCCCAAGAAAAGGCGATCTTCCCAGATCGTTACATTATTGGACGGTCTGGACAGGTTCCGATGATTGTCGGAGGAGAATGGAAAGATGGCCGTGAAGGACAAGTCAACGTACTGCTTGACGCAGAACAAATCGGAGAACTCCGAGGCGCGCCCGACCAGCAAACAAACATCGCCATCGATCGGCTCGAACGCAATGCCCGCGTATCGACAGGAACGGTCCCGCAAATCGGTGGGGAGTCGTACGGCGCTCTTCGCACTGGTCGGGGGATTGACGCTCTCATGGGCGCTTCTCTTGACCCACGGGTACAGGAACTTCAAGAAATCATGGAAGCGCATCTTCCCCATCTGAACGAATGTCTATTCGCTACTTGGCAGGGGTATTGGGGAAATAAGACAATCTCAACCTTTACCGGCTATACCGGTGATTTCGGACAGGTTGAGTTCACTCCTGATGAACACTTTGAAACCTATGACAACGTGGTGTCGCATTCGATTCCCGGTGCCGACGTACAGGGAACAACTATCCAGTTGGGACAGTTGCTCCAAATGAAGGGTATTAGTTTGGCTACCTTCAGGGCGCGGCATCCGTTCATTGACGACCCGGAGGCGGAAGGACGCCGGGTGGATGAAGAGTCATTGGAAGAAGCGGTTATGGCTGGAATCCAACAGCAGGCCGTACAGGGGATGCTCCCGATTATCTATATAGCGAAGATAGAGAAATTCCGCAAAAAGGGTCACGACATCTTTGAGTCCATTCAGAAGGCAGACGAGGAAATCAGCAAGGAGCAGGCGGCATTGGCACCACCTCCCGAGGAGGGACAGGCGATGGCACCGGAAGAAGCGTTGGGCCTTCAAGGTCCACCGCAGGCAGCGTCACCGGAGCAGCCGTTGCCTCCCGAAGCACAGCAGATGTCTCCTGAAACGGCTGTTGCCCAGATGCAGCAGGCGCTCGCAGCGGGTGGTCCGTAATGGGAAGCAGGCGGGACAGCAAGGGGCGCGGCGGGCAGAAGATAGCGGCTGCACCGATGGGCGGCGACACCGGTTATGGAGAACCCGGTGCGAACCGGCAGGCTCAGAACCCCAACGTCCCAGAAGGGGTGACACCGGGCATTCCCCTACCCAAGACACGGACTATCAATAACGGGGCGGGGGGCGTCGCGGCGGCACAGGTGCAGCAACCCGGCGTGGATGCTATGACGGCAGCGCAGGGGTACAACCCGAGCGTCACGGCGATGAACGCTCCTGACGACGACCCTTCCTTGGCGATTACAGCAGGACTCGCCCGCAGGTCAGTGGATCCGGCTAAACTTTCAGGTAAGCGTGTAGCAGCAACGAATGCGATGATTCTTGAAAGGCTTGCATTGTCCGGGGCAGAAGGGTACCCAGAATTCGTTTCCGCTGCTGAGGGGCAACGGATGCGGGCAACCTCGCAGTAATGGCCGAGACCCTTGGTGGTAGTGGTGGCGGCGGGGTTTCGATCGGCACTGGGGCTACACGACGGCGTGGTGGTACCAGTAGTCAAAGCACGGCGCTAGAGGACGAGTATTACGCCGACCGGTTGCATATGATACGGATGGCTTCCGGCGACGGGTTGCTCTTCGGGTTCAATCCAGATGTTTGGATCGATCTTATTTACTCTGACCTGTCGGATGAAGAAATGATCGCATCTGTTCTGGAATCGGTAAGCCATATTGAACTCCAAGAACGGCTCAAAGGGATAAGGGAGTTCACCAAACCGGCTCAGAACCAGTTGTGGGCGGCATTCCCCAAGGCCACACAGGCGCTACTGAACAGCAACGGGTACTCCCCTCCCAAGGACAGGCCGGACAAAATCAGTTGGTGGAATCCGTTCGATTGGGATGACTCACTCAGAGAAGGCAGAATCGGGAACGTCCCGATAAGCAAGGTAGTAGGGGTTCCCTTAGCCGCTATGACTTCGCCTTTCAGGTACGTTGTTTCCCCTGCTGCCCGAGGGGCTTGGGAGGGAGTCAACAAGTCTCTTAACTTCAGTTTCCGGTTAGGTCGAACGCTGCATAACCAGATGGATCCAACGGCGATGGCGCAAGAGGAACCGCTGGTTAGTGATCCCTTTCTAGGTATCAAACGGCCTGCGGGTACTTCTGTCAGGCTTCCTCAGCGTTACGCCCAGTTGATTACCAGTTTCCCAACACGGTGGAAGAACGCCGAATATGAACATGCGTCCTTTTCTTTGGAGTCACGCGCCAAGGCTCTCGAACTGTTAGGTAACCAACAGGACTACGACATAATGATCGGCGGGTTCCGAACCGGCGAGAGTGACGTTTTAGGTGCGGCTATTAAATACTTCACTGAGAAGAGAGCCGAAGCGGGCAGCCCCGACCCTGAGGGGGAGGCGCTGATAGATGTAAATAACTGGTTCACAAGCGGCGTGATGGACAGCAGGGAGTGGAAGGCTGCGGTAGAGGAACTAGACGCAGGCAACTTCGAAACGTCTCATCTCCTTGCGAAGCGGTACGACGAGATGGTCCGAAATGTTCCGGGGTGGATTGGCGGCTTTGCAGACGCTCCTGAAGATCCTGCGGACATGGGAGGATTCCAGAAGTTCCGCTATACGACAGGGATGATTGGCTTTGTCGGTATTGGAACGATGGCAAGCGCCATCGTGTTTGATCCGATTACATGGGGAACAATCGGGTACGGGTCAATGGTTCGGGGTGCCCGAGCGGGTATTCGTACGGCCCAGATGGGGAACTACGAGAACACGGTTCGGACGATGCACAGGACAGCATCGGCTTTCAAGATTCATTCTACGTTCCGAGCGGGAGAGCGAACTGAAGAAGCCGCCCGGTCGATAATGGCAACCTTCAAATACTACCGGTCTGGTAAAAGCCCGGAAAGGATGATGGCTACCGGCGGGCGCGTCAGGGGGATCTTCCGCCCCAAGAAGAACCTAACAAACGAGTTCGCAGAATATGTTGCTGAACTAGGACCAAACTATGTAGGTAGAAGTCCGTGGTACATACGGCGACAGTTCAACAAAGTAATCAATCCTGAAATCGACAGGATCGTCAAGGTCTTTAACGAGTACGAGATTTGGCGGAACACCGAGGTTCTTGCGGCATCAAGGGCTGGTGTTCCGATTAAAACTCCCGGCCCAGTCGTGGAGTTTTTAAGAAGTAACCCCAAATATCGGCGTGTCATCGAAGACATGATGAGGTGGCACACCGACAGGATGAACAACTACCGGATAGCCGACCAGACGGTACTTGGCAAGATGGGTGTCACCCTGAAGCAGCCGGGGCTGAATAGTTGGGACGGCGTGTGGGAGTTCTTCGCAGAAGAAGCAGGCCACTTCGCGCTACAGAACGGTCTCGGTGGGCACCTGAAGACCAAGTTGTTCTTCCCACGCCTAACGAAGTTCAACCGGATGCGGATAGCGGGCACTGAAGGGCTACTTGGTTATTTGGATAACTTCACGAACCGGATGCGTAACGCATGGCCGCATGTTCAAGCAGAGGCAGCAGCCGGATACATAATAACCAAGGAAGGATATCTGGGCCAACGTCTCTTCTTGGATGTGAAGTCAGGGGTGCTGCCCGGATTGTCGGCCAAGGCAAGGGAACTACCTGCTAAGGCTTATGCAGAAATGTTTGAGACTTCGGGCACCTCGCGGAGCATTGCCGGTGGGCCGGGTGCGTTTGTGAGAATTAGGCCGGGGAGGAGAGCCAAGCCGCCAGAAACGTCAGATCGTGTTATCCGCAAATACGGTATAACGCTTGAAGACTACGCAATCCTGAACCGACAGATGGCTACATATGAAACCAAGGTTCATAGGGATCTACATGAGATTTACAAGGCGATCCATTTAGAGGAACCGATCCCGAAGGATATAGATAGGTCTTTGGTAAAGATCGTTGAAGAAAGAGCGCCAACGCTATCTGACTTCTACACACTCCATGAAGACACCTTCGGGTTGCTGAAGTTCACCAAGGATGGCAAGCCGCAATACCCGAGGATGAAGGCATGGAACCGTCGGGGACAGATGTATGTGATCAACCGGCGGACAGCAAGGAACATGCCACCGGGGAGCAGCCAAGCCGAATCGGCTCAGATGTACCCCGGAATGATTCAAGGCGTGGCCTATAGGACATGGGACGACTTGATAGATGAGGGTGTAACAATCCTCAACACTAACTTTGCTACTGCTGCTGGCAAGGCGGGATACAAGACACCTGACGAACTATTGACCGCAGTCAAGGTACATGGTTACCGGCGAGTTGTAGACAAACTAAATGCACCGACACTTGAATGGGCCGCTCCTCGGCGTTGGAAAGTAAAGGATCTAAAGAAGTTCTTAGACGAGGACATCGGGATCGTCCCCAGAGAAAAGGTACTTTACGACAGGGCCGGAAAACTTACTGACAAAGGGATGGCACTTGTCCATAGCACCCTGTACCACCCTGCCCGCATGGCAGCAAAGTTCACACGCAGCGTCCCCAGAAATCGATTTATTGATGTAACTAATTCGAGGACTGCTATCCAAGAGTTCACTGCGCTGGCAGAACTCGGCTTCATGGCTGAAATGCCACGGCCAGTAATCGAAGGGTACATCTCGGCCTTTGTCCACGGTACCGAAGGGGTCCGTTGGGATATCCAGTCACGGTTCCTCATGGACTTCATGGGTCGTACCGGTGCGCTGGTATATGGCGGTCAAAACATCCAGCGTTGGTTCAACAGGTTTATTCGACAGGGTTCCACGGCTTACTCCAATGTCGCCAACGACGCGATCATCGGCGGGATGCCCCTCTACCGGCGTGCCATATTCCCCGGCGAAGCGCACGGCGCTCAGATGTCCAAACTGAACATTCTTCCCAGTTACAGGGAACTTGGAGAAGCCTCCTCGTACATGAACATGATGCGAATGATAGGGCACTCAGCATTTGGCCCTGCCATGTTGGATAAGTTTTTCGCCCGGTTCTGGCGGCCAGCGGTCCTGATGCGTATAGGCGTCGGCCTTCGTAACGGTGTTGATGAAACGCTGCTCATGGTTCTTCGAGAGGGTCCGAGGTCGTTTGCGAATGCGAAACTAGCCAAGACTGCTATCGGTACACAGAAGCATTTTGACCACCTTGGCCGAGCGATTCCAGTTCTGACAACTGATCAGACCCGTAGGAGCGTCATTGTCAGTCCGATTGCTCGCACATGGCGGGCTGTCGGTGACGTTCTAGGTATTGGCGATCCAGCCATGACTCGTAAGGCAGTGCAGGTTGCGAAAGAGAAGCATCTCTACAACTGGGATGCGCTGGGGGCGGCAAGGCAGGAAAAAGAGGTTATCGCTGCAAGGAATCTTCTTACTAAAGATTCAGAAACTATGGGGATCAGGGTAGCGGCGCATAAGGGGTGGAAGCCCATTATGCAGATGCTTGAAGCATCAGCGAGAATAACGGGACGGGTGTTTCATCAGTCAGCGAGACTTCCTTTCGTGCCGACGAAACAGCAGGCAGCCCAATGGGCATTGGCAAGGCAGCATGATGGAGAGCGGTTCATATACGCCAAGATGAAGCAGATGACGAATCCGGTGATTCTTGATTCGGCAAACGATCTGGTCTTTTCTCCGTTCCGTTCCTACTTCGGTGGAATGAGTGGGACTTCACTAGATGAAGTATTGAAACTTCAGGGTCAGCGTTCTGACGCAGCAGGGAACGCTATTCCTTATATCGAACTGGACTATGCCAACAGCCAGATGACTTATGTGAAGATGGACGCAGGGGGTAGCACACAATTCGGTCTGTTGGAGGCAGCGAGTCAGCGTCTCTACACCATGCAGACTTCTCCTGAAGCGGTTGCTGCTGCGCGGGCAGGAGCGCATCACGTTGATGAGGTGTTGGAAGGATTCTTCAGAAGGAATCTGACTGACGACATGATCGGGGTGATGAGGGAGAGGGTCGGTATAGCAGGTACAGGGAGGACGACAGTACGCAACTATGAGATTTCTATCCCGGCGGGTACGGCACCGGAAGGCGAACTGACGGCTGTTCGTACCTTCAAGATGAACTATAGGTATGAGAAGTCTCAGGCTGTCAAGGCTCTGGGGAAATCAGAAAAGGTCACAGGCGATAACACTTTCGATGCGATTGTTGCTGGGCAGCGAATGGCTACTACACGCACAGCAGCACAGTTGGGGCCGGTGAAGAAGGGTGACACTGTTCTCTTCATAAGAGATTCCGACGGCGCGCAGGTCTATGTCAAGATAACTGATCGGTATAAGCCAAACCAGAAGATCAGCCGAGAGGCATGGGCGGAACTAGAGGGCTACGGTTCACCGATTCCAGATGCGGAATGGGCGAAGTACGGCAACATGGAACAGATTACTTTCAAGACGATCTCTCATCCGTTCAGAGGTGCCGAAGTGCCAAGGCATTTGGAACCGGGGGTCAGCCCATTTGCCGGGTCGGTGACATTCACAGATAACGCGGTGTCTGAGTTCGCTGGACAAGCAGACTTCCTTGCGACGGGAGCCTCTTTCTCGGATGTCTCGGGTGCTGTTCGAGCGCAGGGCGGCAACATCATCAGCAAGGGGGTCACTAGCGAACTCCTTGATGGGTCAACGGCGGCGGCTAGGACGGCTTACGAACTCATTGACGACATCGATCCGCTGATGCGTAGTTACCTGCGGGCCTATTGGGAGAACGCACCGAAGTTCCAGCCGGGAGAGGCGTGGCACGGCTTTCCGCTGCACGGTTATACCGACCCATTGGATATCGCAGATGCACTTGTCGGAATGGGCCGGACTGAAGCAGAAAGAAATTTCTTATCGTCCATACTCCGTCCCACATTGGGGGCAGCCGACCATGAGGCTTCTAAAGCGTTGGCATGGTTATCTCATCGTGACCTGAAGATGGGTGACCTGTTAAGCGATGTGGCTAAGTCTGAAGAGGCACAGAGGGCAGCGTGGATGTCGGAGGGAATGACCATACTGGGACAGGATCGTAATAACTCTATGGTGCGGTCTACCGGCATTGACCCAGTGATCCAGCGCACGATGACTATGCCTAATGAGTATGAGATTGGGTTCTTCTTCCCGCAGGTTCCCGGTGATGTAGGTGTTGCTCTTGCTTATATGTTCAAGCACCCGGAAACAATGATCGCTAACGAAATGCGACAGATGTTGGGGACCATGCTTTCCCGTGAGTTAGGGAGCCGTGACTCAGCACGGGTGGTTCTCAATACGTTGGACCCGATGATGAGTCCGCACGGGAGCATGACTCCTGATGCGTGGCTGGGGTTCTACATGGCTGACGCAGACCGAATCATCTCATCAGCGATCGCATCACAGCCCGCCTCACCGGCAGCACTCGCCAGCACCCTTGATGAGATGCTAGGAGTTAAAGAACTTACAGATGTTGCAGGGATGCGTATCCCGCTTCTCACTGGGGCACATAACCCTGAGAAAACTGAAAAGGTTCTACATGCGCTGAGGGATTGGCGCACATGGCTGCATGAGGGAGAGATCCCAGCCCCGCAGGTCGCTGGGGCTTTGATGGACGACGCTACTGAAAGCCTAACCGGAGGCTGGGGTGTTGTCCGACGCCTCCTGACTCACGACGAATACAAAGCAACTCCCGGTTACGGCAGGTACTACGGCACAACCGGTGGGCACAAGTTCGCTCGCCCCTCCGGTGCTGGCCCCGCAGAGGCGCAGCCGGTAACAGTCACAATCATTGGCGATACATGGGGCAACTCGAAGAGTGTTCCTAGCGGTTGGACTGAAGAGTTGGCGGACGGTGTACCAACAGGAAACTGGACTGTTGCCGGGGTAGGGGATACCGAACGGATGGCGGCTGTTGCGGCGCGGGAATGGGTGGAAGAAGAAGTAACACATCTTTCGAATTCGATGCTGTCGTTGCCGACAGGATCACGGGTCAGGTACCACGCACCTAGTAGGGAAGCCCGAGATGCGGGTTACGACCAGTTCGGAAACTTGGTAAATAAGGTACTTACGACGATTAACGATCATGCGGGGCAGTCAACGATTGGTCAGTTGGAACGCGCTATCTGGGAGGTCGTGGGTGATCTGCCACCGGGTGCGGGGATTCCTGATGGAGCATGGGTAGGAGGCCCAAAGTTGTTCCACGGTTCCGAACAGGAACTCAGCGCCTTTGTTCGCAAGGATCCCATAGGCGCAAAGTCATTGGGCGGGCGTTCCGCTATGGGAGAGGCGTTGTATACGACGCCTGATAAGGAGTTTGCTGCGGGGTATGGGGTTGTCCATGAAGTGCAGTTCATCGGGAAGACACCTACGGGTACGCCCCGTTTGCTGAACTATGGCGCTACGGGAATACACGATGACGCCCGGAAGGCCGTTCTGGACACGTTAGAGCATTTCGGTGATCTGCTGAAGGCACACGCTGGCACAAGGCTGTGGACCGATGCTGAACTGGCCCCGCTGATGGAGAAGTTGTTTAATCCGCGTACGACCTTTGCCGATGTCCACGGGTTTGCCGATGCGGCAGTTATAGGCGGATCCGAGAGTACCTTGCGAGGGTTTATGAAAATGGTGGCGGAGAGAAACACCGTAGAGGGGATGCCCTTCCACGTTTCTACCCATACTCCGGCATCAGTTAGAAACCAAGTAAACGAAATGGTGTCTCTAGCGTTGGACAGACTGCGAAAAAATCTCCACGATGCTGGTTACCACGGATATGTGGCACCGAAGGGTGGTGGGTTCCACCAAGCGCAGATGGCGCCAGAGGCCCACGGGGTAGCAGCGGAACAGTTCGGAGACGCAATCGCTTGGTTTGCTCCTGAGAAGGATCTTAGGATAATCAAGGGAGTAGAGAGAGATTTCATCGGTACTGTCGGAGGCGAGAAAGGCACGAACGGCATTCGGCGTATCTTCACTGAACATGGATCCGACGAGATGGTTCCTACTATCGAACTCATCGGAGAGCCGTTCGGTGCCGTAACAGAAGCATTCCCCAAGGCAGTACGTTACGACGCTGCTGCTGCTGGCAAGTCAGAGGCGGCGGCACTCCACACAGATGTCAACGTACCAAGAGAACCCCAGTATCTAGGCGAAACGATGGGGAGGGCACGACCGACTGAGGCGAGCGGCGGCAGGGCGCGGCCTCGCACGGGTGAAGAACGTGCAGCGGGAGAAGAGATATTGACTCCTGAGCAGGCTGGCGGGGTTGGTTGGGGTGTCACAAGGAAGAAGGGGGCGCGTCGCAATCCTAAGGAATGGCTGTGGGGAGGTAACAAACCTAAGCAGGACTTCCAAGAGGTAAATGCGATCGACCCGGCGGCTCTCTGGGAGTACCGGGATGCGCTGCTCAGGCAGATGATAGAGCGGGGCGAGGTCGATACTATTTGGCCGTTCTTCCGTGACGGCCCTTCACCGGGGAGTGTTACAGAAGGGCTGTCACAGGTTGACGGTATAATCGCCGGGTCTGGTACCCATGCGCCTCGTAACCCTGTCGAAATTGTTTCGAACCTGACTCCCAAACTGCTTCGAGACAACCCTGACAAGATATTCCTATACGGCGACAACCTTGAAGGTTGGGGTAAGGCCGGTCAGGCAGCCATCCGAGATGAACCGAACGCTATTGGTATCCCAACAAAGAAGTACCCCGGTATGCAAGAGGGCCACTTCTTTAGGGACAGTGAATATGCACAGAATGTGCGACATATCGATGAGGCGTTCGATCAGATCCCAGAAGGTACAACAGTTGTAATCCCGAAAGCCGGTTTGGGAACTGGTCGGGCAAGGATGCAGCAGACAGCACCTAAAACCTTCGATTACCTACAGATGCGTATCAGTGAGATGCAGGGCATCCCCTCCCCCACGCCGATCATCGGTAAGGGAGGAGTCCAAACTCACGGGAAGCCGCCGGGTGCGAGAAGGGCAGCGGGGGAACCGGGGGGCAGGATCCCCGGTTGGCTTCAGCAGACACGCGCCGTTGCTGGAGAGGGAAGTGTCCCGATCTCATGGGAAGCCAGAGTCGGGAACCCTTCAGCGGTCGCACGCCATGTGAAAGCCCGAGTGTACGAACCTGCTAGTCAGGCTCCACGAACGATGTGGACATGGGATACCACGATGCAGCGGCCTGTCACGCCTAGAGACATGGGCGGGTTCGATGTTACTGGTGGGCCACTGGGCGAACATATAGGGGTCAGCCCGTACAGCCTCCCAGAAGAGATGTTGGAACAAGCCGCGCATCCTTCCACTATCAAAAAGAATGTTCTCTGGCAGGACAAGCAGGGCGACATGATGTGGCTGCGGGAAGGACAGGAAGAAACAATTCCGTGGTTCAATCCGGGTGAAGTCTCTGGCAGCATGCCTACCGGGCCAACAGTGGTCCACGGTGATCAGGGGAAGAACATAGTTCTTTCCAACTGGGGTGAGCATCCCATGACCTTCCGGGGTAAGCGGTTCAATACTGCTGAGGGTGCTTTCCAAGCCCATAAGGCTGGCGAGTATTACGCCGGTTTCGAACATCTGTCTGGGAAGGAGGCCCGTGTCGCTGCCCGTCATGGAGGGGCAGCAGGTAAGGGGGCGGAACCCGGCACCTATCAGGGAGTCCAGAAGATCATCTCTGGTGGTCAGACCGGCGGGGATGAGGCTGGGCTGTTCGCTGCGGAAGAACTTGGGATCGCAACCGGCGGTCATATGCCTAAGGGCTACAGAGTAGAGGGTGGAACCAACGAGGCGTTGGCGCAACGCTTCGGGTTGGTGGAACATGAAAGCCCCCAATGGGTTCCTCGCACCGCTGCGAACACTCAGAACTCAGATGGCACGATCTGGTTTGGAAATGAGAGTCCGGGCAAGGGTGCTACCAGACGGGAAGCACGGAACGCCGGTAAGCCTTTCATAGACAACCCGACCAAGGAACGGTTCATTGAATGGCTAGAAGAAAACAATATCCAAGTTCTGAATGTTGCTGGCAATAGGGCGTCTTCGAACCCGGAACTCTATGAAGCGGTTAAGACATTCCTTACGGACTCACTATCTGAAACACCTGTGGTGTCTGCTGGGAAACCGATCCCTACGCTCGAAACGGTAATAGCAGGCGAACGCGCAGATGTGACCCTGATGCGGGAAATCCTAGACGCCAAGTACGACCAGATCCCTGCCTTCAGAACTGCCTTGCTTGAATCAGGGGAAATCACCCATCCCAGTGTAGATGCGTTCTGGGCAGAGACAATGCCCCGGCTGCTCACCGATCTACGAGCAAAGAAAATGATGGAACAGGGCGAGTGGGTTTCAATGGGTGAACAGTGGCTTGGCCCGTACGATGTGGTCAACCAGATCGAACACGCAGCCGCTACTGGGGTGGATGAACTAAACAACTTGGTTTCCAACTTTTCGCGTGTTGGTAAATCGACTATGGCCCAAAAGGGCGAGATGCACCATCAGATCAATATGGAACTTGCCGATTCGGTAGATGGGATTGTGAGTTCCGGGCGTGTCACTAGGTGGGGCAACTCTTCCCTGCTGCCCCCTCAGATACTTGCTCGGGTTCCTATCACAGCAAAACCAACCGCAGGCGAGCGGACACTTAGCGTAGCCCGCAACTTCTTCGACGGCGCTGTCAACCCCATGATCCGTGCTATTTCACGCGAACCTATGTTCGACTTCTATTTCGCTGAAGCCCTGCCAATGACAAGGGCAGTCCGCAACTATTACCAGCACGCACCTGAGTCCTTCAGGGCGTTGGAACGAGTCGCTAAAACTTCGAATGAGAAGATACCAGCCGAGGTTTATGCCCATCGAAGGCTGAACCCTGCCTACGTTGGGCATGGTCCTGAGCAGACCCGCTTGACAATCACCCGCAGGATAGACGAGAACGGGGTTGAACAGGTCTATATCCCTGAACTAGAGGAGTTCATTGAGTTTGGAATACCGTGGGCACCCTACGCTCTACCCCCAGAAGGGGCACCTGCGTTAATCGGTTCTGTTGAACATCTCAACAGCGGCCTGACTAGGTACAAGCGACTAGCGGAACTGTTGGGTGATTACCAGCAGGGGATCCGTCCACGGCATGAGATCGTAGAGCAGATATTCCGTGTCGATGATGCTGTGCGCCCGAAGATCGGTGCGCTAACTGAAGATCAGGCTCTCGGTTTCTTGGTTGATGCCGGTCGTTTGGGAGACGAGGACTTCTTCCGGGTGCTGATCACTGAAGGACCGCCCCCCAACCTACGCCCGGTGGCTAGTGGTACTTGGTTCGATACGTTCCCAGAACACCGCGAGTTCTTTGTCAATATGTATATGAAGAACAAGGAGAGGATGCTTAAAGCCAGTGACGAAGGCAGGCAGGTAATCGATGAATATGCTTTGTTCACCCGGCAGGTAGTGGAATACGTCAACTTGAAGAGCCTGCAAGAACAGGCGCATGTCAATATCGCATCGGAACGAGCGTTGTGGCAAACGTCACTCTTCGTTGATGACCACTCCCTACGGTCACAATGGCAGGAATCAGTCGGAACGATGGTCCCCTTCTGGTTTGCCGAAGAGCAGTTCCTCCGCAGATGGCTACGGACATTGGAGGTTCGCCCGGATGCGCTACGGAACCTCTCTGCTGCGTTGTTCGCATCGGAACGATCAGGTCTGACATACGAAGACGACATGGGAACCATGAGGGTATTTGTGCCGGGTAGTTCCTTCTTCCCCTACATGATGGATAACTTCACTCAGTTCCCCTTCCTTCAGAACCTAATGGGAGAGGAGGGGATCGGATTCATCGGTGGCGATATGACAAGCGTTACCAAACTGCTGCTCCCCGGCTACGGCGAAACCACCGGGAACCTTCAGTACGGTCCTATGGCTGGCATCCCGCTGCTGGGTCTGTCCACGCTGGATCCGACGCTACGAGGGCAGGGCATACTCGGGTTCCACGATAATATCGTCGGTCGGTACGGGTACGACTCTGAAGCGTCTGAGTTGATATGGCAGACGATTGTCCCACCACCGATAGCGAAACTCCTCGCTGTTGTAGGGATAGAAGTCGGTGATGTCGGCGGGACACACGCTAAGTCAATGATGTCTGCGATTGAAGCAGCGGCAGTCAATGGCTGGCTACCCAGCGAACAGGAGATGCGAGAGTTTCCGAATCAGGAGTTGGAGACCCAGAAGGTCTACGACGCTCTCAACCATGTCGCCAAACAACTCATGCTTATTCAGAATCTTTCTTGGTGGGGTGGGCTGGCTACGGGAACGCCCCGGTCCTTTGTTGACGATCCCAACTGGGAATGGAACCAGAAGTTTCAGCAGTTGCGGGATACGGGGATCCCCTACGAGCAGGCTTTCCGCGAGATGCTGGAAGAATACCGGACTGAGTTCTGGGATGAGTACGTCGGAGAACACTTTGGAACTCCCGACTGGGCACAGAACTGGGAAGAAGCGGACGCTACGACACAGCGAGGGATCACTCAGGCGTTCAAGTCTGAGTGGCTAACTGAACTGTTGCGAATCTCGGCTTTCCAGCAGGGCAAGACCGGCAAATACACGGTTGCGGCAACGCCACAGACGGTAGCGGCTTTGGACTGGATGACATCAGAGGGAGTGCCGTATCTGATGGATGCTGCTCCGCTTGCTTCAACCTTCTTTATCCCACGGGGGAACACTGAAGACGAACGGATGTACGAATCGGAAGCCCGCGCTCTGCAACTCGCTAGGGATATGAGGTTTGAGAAAACCCCGGAACAATACCTAGAGTCGATCTATATCTCTGCTGCTGGCATCGCCTACTATGGGTATGCCGAGGCGGCAACGAAGGATCTTGTCGCTGCGCGTCTGGCCGGGGATCGGGATCTAGTGAAACTGATTGAAAGGAGGTGGGATAACTTCAACAGGGACTTCAAGAAGGTTCATCCCATCTTTGCCGCATCGACGCATTTGTCGCAGTCCAAGATGCGCCGTGAGAATCTGATGACGGACATGCGGTTGTTGCTTGCAGACCCTTCGATTGTCCCTGATCACACTCCGCATAAGGACGACATCCTTGCGGGTATGGCATTAGTCGTGTCTATGGATAATCAGTTGGATCTCCTAACTGACCGTTCCGACAAGGATGCACAGCAGGCCCGTAACCGGATCAAGTTTGACCATATGAAGAAGATGGAAGCCCTGCTGGAAGGCAGGCCGTGGTTGAACGAGATGTATTACAACCTATTTGTTCCTCTTATTTCCGAAGAGTGGACGATTAAACTACAGTTGGGGCAGTTCGCAGACGAGGGCTTGACAGTGGGGATTAATAACTAATGGCAGATCCACCAACGGCAACGAAGCCGCCGCCGCCGGATGACGCAGGCGATCCAAACGATACCGGTTTGGAGGACAAACCAGAAGGGAACCAGACAGCCGTGACCGCACAATGGCCGGGGTTGAAACAGATTTACCTTGGCGCATCGGGCGAACAGTTGGGGTTCGATCGGTTAGTAAATATACTGTTGGACAACCGCATATTCGTTGTCAATGCAATGGACGCAGCCCCCGGATCGACAGAAAGTATCGACCTGTTCGGCTTGGGGGAGCAGCCGACAGAGGCAGGCAGAGCGCCAGTAACGAATTGGGAAGAAGTCCAATTCGACAACTACAACATGGTCGATCTTCAAAGCGAGCAAGGCAGGCTGTACGTCGCCAAGTGGCTCCATGCCGACACAACAGATCCGACAGCGTGGGATGATCTCTCCACTGCCCAGCAGCAGGCTTATGACCCCAAAGTTACTAAAACTGTTGGCAGCAACCGCTTTATGTATATCTCTCCGACAGCCTCGTCGGATACGGGTACAGGTGCGGCGTGGTATGACACGCCAGAAAAAACCCATATCGGTGTTATTCCCAGTTTCGATGGGACGCCGATGGGTGATGTCCGCACCCTTGAAGAAGTATTAGTAGGGCTGCCACTGGACAAGGCTTCCCTCTACCATCTGATGACAAACTTGGCGCGCAACAACGCTGACTATTTCCGAGGAGTCCAAGCCCAGTTGGGGATGATGGGCTACTACGGGGAGGACGCTGGAAACGTCAGGTGGGGCATAGCGCAGGACATGGATCGGAACGCGATGTTCCGCTTTGTTTCAGAGATGCTTACCGACCATTTAGCAGCAGCCGGTGACGCGCGTAGGGTCGGATTGCCTCTGCCCTCGTTGGAAATAGATGACTTCATCGATAAGAAGTTCAACGATTATGTCGGTGGTTGGATTTCGAAGATGGTGGGTGGGGCCGCGAGCGACCCAACTCAGGGCTTCATAGACGATCTGGCTAGTCAGATAAAGTCTTCTGCGGAAGCGCAGGACATAACGGTCGATGATGCGAAGGCAGCAGAGATTTCCCAGTTGGTCCGAGGGGTTCTTGGCAGCGGAGAAGTTAATCTTGATAGCGCACTTAATAGGGATTTGATGGGGCTGGCAGTCAGCGACGAGGCTGTAGCAACTGCTGATGCGTTTCTATTCGGCCCCGGTGGGTTCTATGGAAATCCTGAGGACATCAAGATTGGGGTACAGGGTTCGCATAGAGAACTACTCCGTCTCGCTGGCCTCGCTGGCGTAGACGTAGATGTAGGAAAGGCCGAGTATGGCGGGCATAGGCCGACGCTTGATACCGATCAGCGGAAGAACGTCGCACGGTTCCTGTTCCATGTCATTAACGAAACTGTCGGGGCTGGAAACATGACTGCGACAGGTAACTACTTTGCGAACACGATCGGTTTCCAAGAGTTCGGGCACCGAAACTTCGACAGTAACTCCCTTACAAAGAACATTATTGCTGCCCAGAACCCTGCGCTTTCACCGACGTTCAATCAGACGATGGAAGCACAGACCGAAGAACGCCTTGGCGCTATGAACGATATCGAAAGCCGTGTAATGGAGGCGTTGGGTACCGCTGAAGAGATGGACCGGACGCAGCGGACACGCGCAGCATTCGATGTCTTCAGGTATTTCTCTCCCGGCACGAATGCACGACGGAGCAGGGTGGCAGGGTAATGACTTGGGCGTATGAAGGATCAACGCAGGTTCTCAATGGGCTATGGAAGCCTTTCGGAGACCGAGCCTTTGGTCTGATAAATCTTCTTGGGTCTACGGTCGTCCCCATCCGTGGCAAGAGTACGATGGAACAAGAAGAAGACCTATTCAACGCGCTCTACGACATACACGGTGAGAAAACAGGATTCCTAATGGATCATCCTGCCATCAGCCCATTCCCAGATGGGCTGGGGTTGTTTGTTGTTTACACAAATGCTGAGGCTGAACGAAACGCAATAGCGAAGGCTGCTGATCTTGGTATTGGGATAGATCCTCAGAAGCCAGACCAGTGGGAACCCTTAGGGCTGCGGGCTGACCCCACCCCATACGAGATCCCCGGTGTTAATACCCACAAATACAGGCTGACTACATCTCGGAAGACCAGCCGCATGGGGGCGATGAACAATATGTTCGACTCCCTGTTCGGGGGTCTTCACTATGGGACTAGCGGGGAGGTAGAGAACCCAGAGATACGGACTGCTTTCAATCAAAGCAATGCTGGCATGAGACCCACCATGCAGAGTATTGAGTCACCGTTCCCTGAAGCAAACTATTATAATCCCCAGTTCCAAAATGGGGACGGCTTGGGTATGGCCCATCCGGTTGGGGAAGGTTGGGCCGATTATGAAGGGAAGTTGGATGTAGGGAAACGACTGCTCTATATCTTGGGAGAGCAGGAAACAGATTCACCCAGTTCCGGTGAGTCCTACGATCTTAATACAGACCGTCTGGCAAAGTGGCTTGATGCCAAGGAGAAGGGGGAAGACTCTGACCCATACAATCACGCAATGGGTAAGTACCAGATCCTACCGTCCACATGGCAGGGGTTGTTAAAGAACTCCGGTATGGGAAGCGGGGGGAACCCCAGCCTTGATGTTACGAATCCTCACGATCAGGATC